GGGCGACCCACTCGAGGCCTACGTCGAGGGCGCCGGTAAGGACGAGAGCGTGACCGAGGCGCGGGGACGCGTGATAACGGAAGCCTTTGAGGTCATCGACAGGAGGGGAGGCAAACGGTCCTCTTTCATCGAGAGCCTTCGGGACCAGTTCGAAGCGTCCGGCACCCTCAGCGATGCCCAGCGGGAGGCCCTGTTCAGAAACAGGGACGACCCGAGGTGGAGGACATGAGCGAGGCCAACTTCTGGCGTGACCTCCAGCCGATCTTCTCCTCCTTCGGGAAGGCCCAGAGGATCGAGACGCCCGTGTCGCTCGGCGTTCCGGACGTGTGCTATGTCTTGACCTGGCGCGGCGTGACGGCCTCTGGATGGGTCGAGCTGAAATGGCTGCCGCGCTTCCCGGTCAAACCAGAAACAGCCGTCGTCATCGACCACCTGACAAAGGATCAGGTCCTCTGGCAGGAAAGCTGGGCCGCCGCTGGAGGGCGGGTCTGCACTCTCCTGAAGGTAGGTAAGATCACCCTCGCCATGACACCCGCCGTGACCCGGGCGGTCCATGAAAGACGGCTGACCGAGAAGGCCCTCCTTGGGGCTGTCGCACCACGGCTGGCCCACGGAATCCCCGTGAATATGCTTATGGAATGGCTCGTGCAATAATGTCACAAAGAAAGCACACGCCTGGAGCACGCTACGCGACGAAACAGGGTCGGGGCCATACCAGGCTATCCCCCAAACGGAAGGCCCCTTGTTCGAAGGACCTCCGTGTGAGGACCCCCGGGGAAGAGCTTTGGTGCAGGCGCCGGAAGGCCTCCCTCACGGGCCCGGAAGCGGCCACCCGGCTCGGGATCGGCCGTACCCTCCTATGGCTCGCCGAGAAGGACCTTGCCTCCGTGGATGGGGCCCGAGGCCTCGCAGGACCCCCTGGCCTTCCCCAGCTCCTGGCCTTGGCGCGGCGGAGACAGGGGTGGGGGCTCTTGTCGACAGCCCAATGGGTAGGGGTGTCCCACACGACCCTGCTCGCCTGGGAGAAGGCCGGGGACCGGAGGCTCCAAAAAGACTGGGAACGCAAGGGGTTTACTTTCGTTCGGCCGTGGGTAAACTGAGGATGCGAAAGGGATTCCTTTCTGCCTTAGAACCAAAGGAGAGCCCATGCGTAGATCAGATGTATTATTGAAAGCCTCGCTCCTAGCCGATGAGATCGGTCGCACGAAGGCGGCTGTGGCGATCATGACCTCGAAGGAGGAGGCCCTGAAGAAGAAGCTCCGGGACCTCGGCGTGAGGGAGGCGGAAGGCGAGCTGTTCCGCGTCACCATCGGGGACGACGTCGAATACGAGGTCCGCGACGAAGCCTTTAAGGTGCTCGTCGAGGGTCTGGTCGCTCGGGGTACCACGGCCCAGTACCGGGCTGCCCACACCGAGAAGAAGATGAAGGCCGGCGCCGTGCGCGTCGTCGCCAGGACCCGCAAGGAGGCTGCATGAGCCGCACCGAGAAGTTCGAGGTTGAGATTACGCGGGAGCGGATAGGCGACCTCTTCACCACCTGCATGGAAAGCGGCTACACGCCGTGGGTCCTTGGCGCCTCCATCGCTCCGGGCACTAGCTCAGAGGCCAGAAGGGTCTACGCGGAAGGCAACGCTGCGAGGCGAAAAGATGATAAGGAGGACCTCGTCTGGTGGGGCCACGAGGGTGTCTGGGAATCAGATGCCCTAACTATTGAGCTGCATTACGACCGCGAGGAGGACGACGAACTCACCGGGAGGGGAAAGATACACCTCCGGATGGCGGACCTGGTGAAGGGCCTCTCGGCCATGGCTGGCAATGACGGGGCTCACAGCCTCGGCATGATCCTCAACGACGATATGGATGGACCCTCCGCTGACTGCTGGCTGCAACACGTCGTGTTCGGGAAGCTGGTCTATGGCTAACCTGATCAAGGGAGACCGGGTTGTCCTATCCCCCGAGGCCCTCTCCCGGGGGATCGGCACGAAATCCCCAAAGGGAAGGATCGGCACGGTGGACAATAAGCCCAGGAAGGGCAGCAGCCGGGTCCAGGTCCTCTGGGATGGTCGGAAGAGCCCAGAGAGCTACCACATCACCTTCGTAACGAAGGCTGAAAAGGAGCAATAAAATATCAATGCTGAGGGGTTTACTTCCCTCAGGTTATTCCTGATAATCAGCTTACACCCCGTCTGCGGATATACGGCCGGGGAACCAGAGCAAGGAGAACCCAAATGAAGTGGTTGACTAACGATCCAGAAGCTGCCAAGAAGATCATCAAAGCAGATAAGGACTATGCTAAGGCAAGGGCCGCTGCCGTAGACTTCCCCTTGGCCGAGAAAATAGAGGCCTACCGAGTAGCAAAAGAAGCCCGCGAGATAGCCTATAAGGCGGTGCGCTCATGAGCCCCTCCGTCCACCTCTTCGCCTTCAACACCGTGATCGCCGCCGAGCTGAAGGGCCGCGTCGCGCGGCTTAACCTACCGCCGACTCATCCGGACTACCTCGCGCCGAGAACGAACCCCTCGCCCTACCAGCAGGCGGTCTTCGCCCACATGAAGAAGCCCCGCTCGCTGATCGTCCGGGCGGTCGCTGGATCGGGAAAGACCGACACCTGCGTCCACTCCCTCAAGCACATCCCCGGGATCGACCTCTCCAAGGTCCGGGCCTCCACCTTCCACTCGGTCGGCTTCGGCGCCGTGGCGAAGAAGCTGAACGTGAAGAAACTGGAGCCGGATTCGGGCAAGGTGATCAAGCTCGCCAAGCAGGCCCTCGGCGAAGACGAATACGACCTCTACGGCGCCTTCTGCGCCCGCCTGGTCGGTCTGGCGAAGGGCCAGGGGGTAGGTTGCCTGGTGCCGGACGTCGAAGATGTCTGGTACGGGCTGATCACTCATCACGACCTTTATCTGGAAGACGAGCGGGCGGAAGACAGCCGTGCGGTTGCGATCGCCAAGGACCTCCTGCGCCGATCCAACGAGGCCGCAAAACAAGGGAGCGTCGACTTCGACGATCTGCTCTATCTCCCCCTCCTCTGGAGGCTCAGGCTCTGGCAGAACGACGTCGTGTTCGTGGACGAGGCCCAAGACACCAACCCGGTACGCCGGGCGATCGCTAAGCTCGCGCTCCGGCCGGGTGGAAAACTGGTCGCGGTCGGCGACGAGCGCCAGGCGATCTACGGCTTCACCGGGGCCTCGCACGATGCGCTGGACCTGATCCGCCAGGAGTTCGACTGCGAGGAGCTTCCTCTGACCGTCTCTTACCGCTGCCCGAAGTCGGTCGGCGAGAAGGCGAAGGAGCTGGTCCCGTACTTTGAAGTGGCCGATGGAGCGAAGGAAGGTTCCGTCGAGAACCTCCCGCTCAAGGAGGCCCTCAAGGTCCTGACGGCGCACGACGCGATCCTCTGCAGGCAGACGCGGCCTTTGTTCGAGCTGGCCTTCAAGCTGATCGCCAGCGGGACCGGCTGCGCCATCCTGGGCCGCGACATCGCGAAGGGCCTGACGGACCTGATCAAGAAGAGGAACGCCTCGGGCCTCCCGAACCTGGTCTCGAAGCTGGAGGTCTTCCGCGATCGGGAGGTGGCCCGCTTCATCGCCAAGGGCGAGGAGGGCAAGGCCGAGTCCATCGAGGACCGCGTGGCCTGCGTCCTCACCGTCGTAGACAACCTCCCCGAGGCCGAGAGGACGGTCCCCGGCCTGATCAGGAAGCTGGAGGGGCTCTTCACGGACACGAACGGCGTCCTCCTCCTGTCCACGGTCCACAAGGCTAAGGGCCGGGAGTGGGAGAACGTGGCGATCCTCGAGCCAGAGCTGGTGCCTTCTAAGTGGGCCCGGCAGGAATGGCAGATGCAGCAGGAACGGAACCTGATGTACGTGGCCTGGACCCGCACGATGGGACGGCTCCTGTTCCTAACGACGACGGAGGTGAAGTGATATGACCAACCAAGCCCCAGAAGAGGTCCTGGAGAGGATCAAGAAGCTGCTGAAGCTCGCCGGGAACAACCCGAACGAGAACGAGGCGTCGGCTGCGATGGCTAAGGCCCAGGAGCTGATGGTACAGCACAACCTGGACGCCGGCGCGGTCGAGCGCGGCGCCTCAGAACCCGGCAAGCGGGCCGAGGAGATGGTCGAAGGCGGCTTCTATCAGTACCAGCAGGAGCTGTGGGAGGCGATCGCACGGCTCAACTTCTGCATGTACTGGTCTCAAAAGGAGATACGCGAGAGGGGTCCTGACGGCTACCGCCGGGACAAGCAGGGCCGCATCTCACGGACCTTCCGCAGGCACAGGCTTCTCGGATCGAAGCTGAACGTCGCCACGACCGTGGCGATGGCCCAGTATATGGAAGGGGCTATCGAGCGGCTCACGCGCGAGGAGTTCCCCGGCCGGAAGCTGGACAACTATGTGATGAGCTTCCGTCAGGGCATGGCCTACCGGCTGTGCCAGAAGCTCCGCGAGCGCCGGATGGACAACCTGGCGAAGGAGCAGGCCGCCGCTGAGGACGCCCTGAAGCGGAAGGGCGTGTCAACGGCGACAGCTCTCACGCTCTCGACTCTGAAGGAGCAGGAGGACGCCGCCAACTACGACCACGAATACGGCGAGGGTACTTGGGCCCGACGGAAGGTCTACATGGTCAAGGCCGCTGAGGAGGCGAGGATCAGGAGAGAGGCCTACACGAAGTGGGCCGCCGAGAACCCGAAGGAGGCTGCACGCGAGGAAGAGAAACGTCGGAAGCAGGACGAGCGGGCAGATCGTTCTGCAGCCAACCAGCGCTTCGGAAAGGTGGACAACGGCGCCTTCTGGCGCGGAGCCGACAAGGCCAAGGCCATCGGCATCGACCCTCAAGCCTCATCGCAACCCGTCAAAGGGAGACTCAAATGACCGGCACATTCATCCGCTACAAGGACCTGAATCCGCGAGCAGATAAAATGAACCTCATCCGGCTGGCGGCCTCGCTGCTGGAGCCCGCCGAGGCGGCTGGCGACGTGATGACCGTCCGCCAGCTGCACTATCAGTTCGTCTCGAAGGGTTGGTACCCGAACACGATGGAGAGCTACAACCTGCTCAAGGATGCCGTCTCGGACGGCCGTGTGTGCGGCCTCCTCTCCTGGACGGCGATCGAGGATCGTACCCGTGCCCTTCAGGGCCGGCGGACCTGGAACGGCCCCGCCGACGCCGTGAAGGACATGCGGTCGCGCTACCTGCGCGACCTCTGGGCCACGCAGCCGATCCGTCCTGAAGTATGGGTAGAGAAGGAAGCGATGGAGGGTGTCGTAGCCCAAGCCTCGCACGCCCTGCGCGTCGACTTCTTCTGCGTCCGTGGTTACGGCTCCAGCTCGGCCCTCTGGGAGGCCGGCCAGCGCATGGCCTCCTACGTCCAGAAGGGCCAGATACCGATCGTCTTCTACCTCGGCGACCACGACCCCTCAGGCCTGCACATGGCCGTCGACATCCGTGAGCGGTTGGAGCTGTTCGCCGGCACGCCGATCCAGGTCGTTCGCATCGGCCTGAATATGGACCAGATCAAGAAGTACAACCCGCCGCCTAACCCGGCGAAGAAGACCGATAGCCGATTCCTCTCCTACCAGCGGGAAACCGGGCTCGACGAGAGCTGGGAGCTTGACGCCCTCCCGACGAACGTCATCCGCTCCCTCATCGCGAACTCGGTCCACAAGGTCACGGACGTCGCCCTCTGGGACGAGGCGCTGGCCCAGGAAGCCGACGACAAGGAGACCCTTGACGAGGTCATGAAGGAGATGGGACGATGATCGCAGTCGTGTTCGAAACCCCTGGCCTGATAGATATGCGGGCCTTCACTGTGATGGGCGCCCATGCGAAGCCAAACACGGATGCCCCGATCGGCATATTCGGAACCGGCCTCAAGTATGCCCTGGCCACGCTTATACGCGAGGGGGCCGAGGTCGTGGTCTTCGTAGGCAGGGACCGCTTCCGCTTCACCCCGTATGCCTCGACCTTCCGGGGCGAGCCGATGGAGACGATCAAGATGTCCCGTCTGAAGGAGAGCAACGTCAAGGAGACCCACCACGAGCTGCCTTTCACGACCCGTATGGGGAAGAACTGGAAGCCCTGGATGGCCTACCGGGAGCTGGCCTCGAACACCTTCGACGAGGGCGGCAGGATATGGGTGGATAACGATGCCAGCACCCCTGACGACCGGGGCTGCGTACGCGGGGGCTGGTACGGCGATGTGGGCTGGCTCAACGGCAACGAGGGTCGTACCAGGATCGTGATCAAGCTGAAGGAGTTCTTCGACGTCCACGAGGGCGGCGAGCAGGTCTTCCTAAAGGACGGCCTCCGCTCAGGCAAAGGCATCCAGGTTTTGCTCGGCGAGAGCGAGCACCTCTTCTGGCGCGGCATGCGTGTGCTCGACCTCCCGAAGCCGAGCCTCTTCACCTACAACATCCTGGACCCGATCGAGCTGACCGAGGATCGCACGCTGAAGTACGAGCACCAGGCCCGTCACGCCATCGCAAAGTGGGTGGTCGGAACAGCAACGGCCGACCAGGCCGAAGCCGTCCTAAAAGCGAAAGAGGATAGCTGGGAGAGCGTTCTTGATTTCCCGGGCTGGGCTATGCCCACCCCAAGCGCTGCCTTTAAGGAGGTCCTAACCGAGCGCCGGGGCTCCCCGAAGCCTGACCACGGCGCAGAGTTCGACCGTAGGACAACGCTCTCGGGTCCTATAGTTTCAGGTCGTATCTCCCGGTCAGCATGGTCCTTCTTCGCCCCTCACGCCGCCAGGGACCGGCCCCGCCGGGTCACGGTGGAGTCGCCCTGGAAGCTCTCCGACGCCCACCCACGCCCGTGGCGGGTGGAAGGTCTGGAGGTCCTGGACCACACCGGTAACGCCGTCTTCGCGGCCCCGGAAGGCTACTACGACGACTGGGAGAGGACGGCCCAGGGGATCGTGGACCGTGTGAACATAGGGATGACAAAATGATCGAACCAGAAAAACCCTACACCACAAAGCCTCATCATTATGAGATCGGCGACCGAGTGTCCTGCCGTGAGACCGGCCTCGCCGGCGTCGTCGAGGACTGGACGATCGCCAGGAACGGGAACGGCCGCCCTTCTATAGCCAAGGCCCGGAAGTACGCCGTCAGGATGGCCGATGGCCGGCTGCTGCACTTCCTCCGGCGCGGGCTCCTCCCCCTGGCTCCGCTGGCCGATGGGTCAGGGGGTGGGTCTTGACCCCCGCCCAGGAAGAGGCCATCCACAAGGCCGCCGAGATGCTCGCCGCGACGTTCTATGACAGGCCCTCGCCGGGTGAGCTCGCCAGGATGGTCTTGGACTTCGACACGATGGGCCTGCTAGGCCGCGCCAAGGAGCTGGAGGAGCTTCGGGCTACGCCTGGGGTCGTGGATGAAGTTGAGATGGTGATTGAAAGAGGAGAGTAAGTATGATCTATATAGTTTTCTTGTGCCTGAGTCTCAACGGCCAGACCTCGTGCGATCCTATAAGCCAGCCCTTGGCGACACTCACGGAGTGCATGGCTGAGCGCGATGTCGACGCCAGGGTCCCTCTGGGGGCGACCTCAGACCCGAGGGAGAAGGTGGTCTGCCTCCGGCGAGCCCCGGACTGGGTCATGCCGTGATCTATGAACCACGCCCCGTGAGGCGTTTCTGGATCTTGTCGCCCGTGAAGACCCTGGCTGGCCTGACGCCGCTTGGCTTCGCCGGGGTCGTGGCTGTCGGCCTCATCACAGTGGCTTACGTGTGCGGGCTGGCCTGGGTTGCCGCAGCGCTCTGAATGCAAAAAAGGCCCGGATCGCTCCGGGCCAAGTCTCTTAGGGAAAGGGGATGGAATCCCCGGAGGTGTCTTATAGCCCTTTATGGGCGATCAGGTATCCTATCACTGTCACCAGCGTCACAACGAGTCCGCACATTGCGATCCACATGCGGTTGTAGACAGTACTGATGGCTTTGCTCATCGCAGTCAATCGCTCGCCAATCGCATTCTCGATCTCCGACAGCTTTGACGTCGTTGATTCGCGCCACGTCGTAGCCGACTTTGATCGCTCTTCACAGACACGCTCATGTGCTGCAATCATGGCTATCGCTCTGTTTGCCAAATCACGGGCCTCTTGGTCTACAGCTTCTGTCACTTATGTCCCCTTATAAAACGGCGTGAGGCCGGGAGGTTTCCTATGTACGAAGACAACCCTCACGCACGCGAAGGGGTATAATCCTGACTCAACGCCTCATCGCGGGGTCATTTAGTCCACCCGCCTTTTATGACTGCAACTAGCCCCCCGACGCTTGCAGAGATCACCGTCACCAGCAGTGTCACAAAGCGATTGCGAGATGTCGCCGCCGCGATAATAGACGCCGCCTTCTCCGTCGCTACTAAGACAGCATCGGCCTTGGCGCGCTCCACGTCCTTCGCCCACTCTCTTTCGAGAGCAGAAAACCTGTCATCCATACGGGTTGAGAGGTCGTCGATACGTCCGTCTATGTAGTCTTTTACTGTGATTGAAGTCGGCATCTTAGGTGCACCAGACTTGGGATTATTCAGCAGCCGATAATGGCTGCACGATGGTTTAAAAAGCAGGCGGCCGCTTCCGGCCTTTTCCCCGAAACGACAGCACCGCTTTTATACAGGATTTCAGCACGCGCAGCTCTTCCTTGGCCCATGCGATCTTGACGTGGTTAGCCACGACAGGCCTGACGGAGCTTTATGTAGTCCTCGATCTGGGAGACCGTCTCCGGGCCGTCCTTGGCCAGCTCGTCAGACAACACGCTTTGCTCCAGCGCGGAGTAGGTTGCGATGGGTGGGCAGGTGATCTTCGGCGCGGCCGGCGGGTCCGGGATCACGGCTGCGCAGCCCCCCAGCATGAGCGCAAAGCTGAGACAAATCATCCGCATCACTCTTGCCCCGCTTGAAGGATCGCCTGGACCTCCTGGAGGGCCGCCGGTGTTCCCGACGGAGCTGAGGACGCCTTTACCGCTGCCACCAGTACCTTATCGTTGATCTGGGAATCGGTTCCGCCCGCCTTGGCGATGGCGATTTTCGCGCCCACGTTGTTCACGTCGATCATGGAATAGATCGCGCTGCCGCCGCTGAGGATAACGCCTGCGACCCCGGCTCCGAGCGCCGTGGCGATCGCCGCGGCATCGGTCTGGGAAATCTGGAAAGACATCCCGGCGATTGAGAGGTGGATGTGGTTGTAGAGGAAAGCTCCCGCCGTGGTGGTCACCGCGACGCCGGCCGCATTCGAGGCCCAGCGCAGCCACTTCAGGGCCTTGGCCTTTGTCGCCGGGCTGGAAAGGAATTTTTGGACAAGCCATTTGATCATAAGGTCTCCTTAGCCGTGATAGTCGGCCATGACGGCAGAGCCGTCGAGGGACGTCAATCGGTCCATGCAGAGGACCAAGGATGTGATGGACTTTTCGCCGGTCAGGTCATATCCGCCGACTATGCCGCCAACTAGGCCGGCACCGGCGCCGCCGACGATCACCAGCGGATTGATGACGGCAACCGCGCCATTGTTTGTTGCGCCGTTCACCGTACCGCTAGCGACCGCTCCGATGTCCGGCAACGACGAGAGGCCGTCTATAGCTGAATGACATTCCTGTAGATCGGCGTTGTATTGGGCCTGATTGTTTAGACGGGCCCATACCGGGATATAATTTTTAGATGATGGCAGCACGAAGGCTGCGCAACCTCCGAGGAGGAGCGGGGCGGCAAGGAACAAGGCTCTAGCCGCCCCGCGCCGCATCAGGCGCCCGCCGCTTGCTTGGCCGCAGCCGCCGCGGTCTGGATCGAAGTGACCGCTGCATTGACGCCGTTGACAACGGTGCCGAGGCCGATCTGTTCCGTCCCGGTCACAAGGCTAGCGCCTACCTGGGTCACTAGGCCACCAACGACCTTGGATTGGTCCGCGATGTTGCCGGAGGTCAGAGCGGTCAGCTCGTCTTCCGCCAGCGTCGGCAGGGCACTCTGGACCGCAGAGGCCACCAGGGCGGTCTCCTGCTTTGCGGCGGTTGCCGCATCGCCTTCCAGCGTGCCGAACAAGCTGGAACCCCAGCTCTCAAGATCGGCCACGATGTTGGCATACCATGGGTGGGACGCGCCAACCGCAACTTTTGCTGCTGAACTCATGACAATTCTCTCCGTGGTTCACATTACTGCATCGCACCATGCGCCGCAGTGGTGGAGCCCTCCCCCGACAGGCTGCCCTTCGCTTCGGCACCACGGATGGGACCGATGATCTGGACAGCGAACGTCGCTGGAGGGCTCCCCGCTAAGGCGCCGGTGTCTTTGTGATGACCAAGCCGCCCAGGAGGCCGACAAAGCAGCCTATGACGGTCTGGAAAGAAGGTCCGATAATGGCAAAGATTTCCTTATTGTCCACGGCCGGCGTAAAGAGGCCGGCTAGAAGGACAAAGACGACAGACATCACGACGACCGCGAGTGTGATAATTACGATCTTAAAGATGAAGCTACGGTCATTGTCGTTCAAGGGGCGGCCCCGCCACTCCGGATCACGGAGACCAGGCGAACCCCCCTGGTCCCTACCTGCTTGTACCATGGCGTCGTCATAAGATCATCGGCGGCCGTCCCATATTGGCCGGCCTGGACCAAGCCTAGGAAAGTGGTGAACTGCTCCTCACCGTGGTCGCCGAGGTTATAGGCCATGTCCGCAAGGGCTCGTTGGATCGGCTCCGGCAGGTCCGCGACCCACGGGAGGTCGGCCTGGAGCTTCGCATCTATCGCCGCCGCGCGAGAGGTCAAGATCGGCAGGCTCTCTGCTTGGGTAAGCGGGCTGACATCTAGAGCAAAGCCGTATCCGCCAGTCGGATGGCCCACCAGCGTATAGCCGGGTACGACCGCCTTACGGGTCGCGTCATCATAAAGGGCTGGCCGACCGTTGATCAGTTTAAAACCTTCGTCGCCCTGCAGATCGGCAACGAGAAGCGCAAGATCGGTCACGGAAACACTGGGCCGGTCGGCAGCGTGGCATTGGCCACCGGGCTATCGATCATCGCGCGAAGCGCCTGCCGGTAGGTCGCCCATGCGGACGGAATCGCACTGCCGCTTTCCAGATATTGTAGCAAGACTTTGTCGGACTCGTTGTGCGCGTCGGACGCAAGCCATTGTATCCAGTCCGGGTCGGTAAGGTCATTCTGGATGACCTTTTTATCGCTCACGCGAATAACGTAGAAAGTGCTTCGGATGAAAGCTGGAATACCCATTTTTCTATCTCCGTATTCTAGTAATACAGCTTGACATAGGCCCCGCCACCAGTCCCACCAGACACGATGCCTGCCGTGAGGCTGATAGAGCCGCCCGCGCCGCCGCCGTAGCCCGTAGCATTGCTTCCGTTGACGCCCGTGGCGGATGTGATGGTAACGGCCTGGCCGCCCATGCCGAAGGGCGTGCTGCCACCCGCTCCACTGCTGTCCCAGGCTGTTGCACCACCGGAATTTGAAAATGGTGTTTGGCCTGCCTGCGATCCCGCACCGGAACTTGCGGCACCAAGCGTAGCTTCATTGGCCGCGCTGAGGCTCCCTAACCCGCCGGTCAACGTGAGAAGCGTGGTGGAGGTAGTCGTGTCCACAATGGTGACGTTACCGCCATTTCCGCCTTGGGCTATGTCTGTTCCCGCCGTGCCTGCCGCTCCACTGGTAATCGTTATGGTGTCACCTGGGTTTACAGAAAGCGCTTGCCCGACAACGCTCATGCCGCTGGATGCGCCGCCTGTTTCGCCGGGTGTTACGGCGACGCCGCCGCTGCCGCCGCCGCACGCCGTCGCATCCGCGTATATGGTGGTGACGCCGGTCGAGACGGTTAGCGTAGTCGAGCTCGTCCCGGTATAGATTTCATAACCGTGTGGCGCAGCAGCGGCCCCGCTAACGACAGTTTGAACAAAGGCATCCGTCGCCACCTTCGTCGTATTGTCGGTCGATGTCTGCGTGGTCGCGGCGGTGCCATTCGCAAGCGCGGTGGAAACTGATGGCGTGCCGCTGGCATATTGCTGAAGACCGGTTGCCGATGAATTGTTCGCCCCGGTACCTCCATTGGCGACATTGATAGAGCCGGATTGCGTTGAGGAGCCAAAATTGAGCGTGAAGCCCGCGCCGGTCGCGCCGGAAGTCAACGTGCCGGTGCCGGTGATCAAGGATGGTGTGACGACGCCTCCGGTCGTCGTCACGACGAGCGTGCTGTTCCCGGTCAGGCCGTAGGGCTGGAAGCTGCCCGCGCCGGTCGCGCTCAGTGCGGTCAGGACGTTGCCCGCGCTCGACGTTCCGCCGTAGGCCGCGAAGCCGCCGCCGGTCGCGCCGAGGAGTATGTCTGCGCCGACGCCCGATGTGTCGGTCAAGGTCTTTCCGGCTGCTATGGTGAGGGTGCCGGTGCCGGCGGTGAAGGTGTTGCCGTTGAAGGTGCTCGCTGTCAGACCAAGCGGGTGAGCGACGACGCCGCCCCCGGAGATCGTAAGAGCCGCCGTGGCTGCGTTCTGAGCGGTCCCGCTCGACCCGGACGGATGCACATAGAATGAATATCCGCCGGAGGACGCATTGCCTGTCCCGGAGCTATCATAAACTTTGAGCATCGAGCCGGCCGTGTTTGATGTCCCGGCGACGACGTTCTGTACTGAGAGTGTCTGCGCGACCGGCGCGGCGGCGTCCGGCGCACCGAAGCGGATGTCAGCTGGTCCCGCCCGTTCAAGGAGAACGTCGCGGACCGCGTTTCCGGGCCCGAAGGCGACCGACGGGACGTCTGTGCTGTTGAGGCCAACGCGGACACGAGCGTCGGCGTCACCGGCGATCTGTGCGTACCAGCCGGGCTGCGTAGTCGTCAAACCCTGATCGGTCTGGAGAGCGGTCCAGGTGTTGGCGTGAGCGACGTTCAGGGATGCTATAACGTTTCCGGCGGTGGGCGATACGGCCAAGGAGCCGTCGCTGTTCGAGACCGAAAGGACGTCGCCGGCCGAAGAGGACAGCTGGACCGTCGCGCCGTTCAGGCGAAAGAATAGCCCCGTGGCGGTCGACCACATGTCGCCGTTGATCGGGCTGGAGGGGCCGGCGACCCCAGGCTGAAGATTTAGGCTTGCGGCGACAGCGCTAGGGACCGAGGTGAACAGCTCACCCTGCATGGTATCACCGGCCCTGTTGACGGGCGTGTAGCCTAGGACGTTCTGCTTCGAAGCGAAGCAGGCCTGCCACTGCGCGGCCGTTAGGACTGCACCATAAACAATCGGAGGCGAGCAGTTGCTTTGCGCGAAGGCGGCGGACGCCCACCAGAGTAAAAAGATAAGGCCGAGGATTATTTTTTTCATTGGGACCTCAGAACCGAAGAGTAGCTTGAACGCTGGTCGGATTATAGGTTGCAGCCGTGAGGGCTAAGGTCAGCCCGCCGGCGCTGCTGTCGAATCCGTAGGTCCGCGTGCCTTGGCCGCCAGCAGAACCGTTCACCTCCACCATTGGGCTGGGTGTGGCATATTGGACCGCCCCAACGATGTCCATGAATTGCGTCCCAGGGGAAGCATAGGTACCTTGGACAATGATCTCGCCTGCGCCGCCGTCATAGGTTCCATCGCATTTCAGTTGGAGCCTGGTCGTGCCCCCGCCGTTCAAAACTTGGACCGGACAGTATTTTCGGATATTCGTGGCGCATGCGCCGGCCAGCTCCGCCACCTGATAGCTAGAGCCGACGTAGGTGAACGTATAAACGCCGCCGGCGATCAAATCCTCATACTGAAGGATATTTCCATCAGGACGAACGACCGCAGCCGGGGTCACCGTGCCGGGATTCGGCGTGAAGGTTGACACCAAGGTTTGGGTGTTGGCTATCTTCACCCGTATGGCAAGATTTGCCTTGTGGGCAGAAAGCGCCGGCACGACCGTCGCCGCATACGCGTTGGCGGTGCCCGTATCCGCATAGACGTTGGACGAATCGGCGAGCTGGCCAGTGTCGGACCAGCCGGCGCCGCCGGTGTCCGGATCGGTGACGTTGTTGTCTACCGTTGAAATCCAGAACTTACCGACGACCGATGCATTGGCCAGGACCGCGCCTTCCGGATAGCCGCCGATCTCGCCGGAGAAAGTCCCGTCGTATGACCACTGGCCGCCGGCCTGGGCCCACTGGCTGCTGGCTGTGATCTGATTGAGAATACCATTCATATCCTGGCCGAACGGCGGCGTTCCGCCCGCGTCCACCGGCGTGAAGCAGAGCGGAGGGAAACCGTCCGTGAGGGACGCCGCGCCGTTCTGGATTCCGATCTGAGACGCCACGGGTATCTCACGGATATAGGAGCCCCCCGCGCCGTTCGCCCAGGGGATCGGAAATTTAGTCGGGACAGCTGCTATGAGCATCGGTTGTGCCTCTAGTCGTTGATCGTTATGAAGGCTTGGACGCCGGACGGCGTGGGAAGAACCCCGGACTGGGTGACGATGGCCAGCTCCACCGGATCGAGGGCGAAATCAAACACGTACTGCATACTCATGGTGAGGAAAGCCTCGCCGTAGTAAAAAGGCTGCTGATTGAACCCGCGGGCGTTCGTCTCGCCGGACTCGACGAACCCGAAATAAGTCTCGATGTCTCCGGCCCCCTCCTGGACGTAGGCGTTGCCCCGTCCGGGGAACAGCGCCATGAGTATCTTGTTCATGGCCGGGATCGAGCCGTCGCAGATATTAAACGCAGCCTTTGCCAGCAACAGCAGCAGATATGACTGGTCGCTGAGGCTGTAGTTGCCAGAGGAGGGAGGGCCGCTGAAGAATCCCTGCTGGTTCCAGCCATTCGATCCCGGCAGGGCCTCCTCGTAGCCGAAGTACTCCCCAGCGTCGACGGTCAAGGTACGGCTCACGACGAGTATGCGGCCCCAGTTGTCGAGACCGGCCCCCTGAGCCGTGAGGATATTCCACACGTCGTCGTAGAAGGCGTCGAACTCGGGCGTGACGTCCTCCGCGTCGTCGAAGGCCGCGATGATCGCCAGGAGGACCGGGCTGTTCGCATACTGGCTCAAGACCGTGTCGTGCCACGGGAAGCCGATGGTCCCGATCGGGCTAACGCCTATCTGAAAAGACCCTATCGCGTTCGATCCCGGCCTTGGCTGGGGAGGGTAGAAGTTGGTGCTCTGCGTCACGTGTTGAAGGCCACGATGATGTTAGCTGCGGATGTCGCCGGGGCTTCGTCTATATCTAGCGTCGCGGAGAACTCGTCGATCGCGTAGGAGGAGGCATCCCCGGAGCCCGCCGTCTGCGTGTTTGACATCTGATATGTCCCAGTGCTCCCGGTGCTCCCGGTCAGCTGGCTAAGGATCACGGCACCCAGGACATTGACACCCTGGATGGCCTGGCCTGGGGCGAGGGCGCCGCTTGAGACCGCCGTAACGGTCATTGTTGTCCCAGCTATGGATGCCGTGAAGACGGCCGCGGCGGTCCATCCCGAGGACAGCTGGACGGAGAGTATCTGAGCCCACGGCCCCAAGGCAGCAACGGGGGCATAGAACCTGCTAGCGAATGTGGTCGCGCCGATCTTTGCCCGCGGGCCGCCGTCCCCGCCGGCGAAGGCATTCAGGATCGCGTTCCGAACCTGTGTTGCCCCGTCTGATGGGACCAGGGGGTTGTTCTGGATCACGACCAGGAAGCCTAGGGTCTCGTCATCCGGAATCTCGAACGTGATTGTGTATGACGGGTATGGCGGGTTATAGCCTGGGCTCTGGTCAGTGACTGTGACCGATGTGTTGCCGTCGTAGTATCCACAGCCCGGGGACTTCTTCGACCAGATGGCCTGGCCTATAGCCTGGGGATTGCCACCAACAACTGCGATATAGATCGAGTGGGCGGGTATCTCGACGCCGCCTGTTGTGACAGGGCTCCCGGTGTCGTTCTGATAGCAGTATGCGTCCAGCACGCCGGGGACAGGCAGGACCGCGCCCATGATAGCCTGAATAGTCCCCCGGGAGTTGCCAGCGACAGAGGCCTGGCGTCGTGCCTCGAACTCGGCCCTTGTCTCGGTGTCGTTTCCTACGACGCCGTCCTCAGGGTTGTTCACGGTATCCCACCCGACAACAGCCTTATAGATGGCTGTGAGGGTGTTCGCAGGGCATGGTGTCGGTCCCGGAACCGTGTTGCTGAATGAGGCCGTCACTGTACCGCCGACCCCGATCGTGAAGTCGACGAGTGTCTGATAGATATTTCCGGATGTATCTATGGCCTGCGATCCGGCGGGGATGACCGTAGTGGCTAGGCCGACGCATGCGCACTGTACGACAGTTGGCTCGGCCGGGTCCCTCTGTATGAAATAGATGTCGCCAATGGCGTCCTGCATACGGCCCGTGGCGTATGCCGGATCGGTCTGCGTCGTGTAGAGGAGAAAGGTCTGATAGGTATACGAGATGACCGCGGCCATGCTCGTGGCCAGCTGGCCCTGAGGCGTCGACGGCGCCATGTTCAGGTTTCCGCCGAACGCCGCATTGATGTCGGCCTGGACACCGGCCAGGATCGCGTCGTCGGAGGGTATCTGGAAACCGGTCGGGCCGAAGGTCGGCTTCGGAACATTCGTCGTGATCTGCGCCATCAGAATGGCACCGTCGTGGTCGAGCCGTCAGAGGTCGTAAGGCTTACCCTGCCGGATAAGGTCCTGTTCACGACGGACGCTATGGTCACGACGGCGGCCGTGACGCCCGGCACGGTGAGGGCAGCCGCCGCTATCAGCGACCTCACGAGGGAGAGGGGAGGCAGACGGCCCAGTATATTCTGCCAGTACGGAACACCTAGTGTCGTATCATAATAGGCCTCGCCCTGGAAGGTCTTGATCGCACTGGCCGCGTCCTGCGCCTGCGAGTACGGGTCCGAGGCGACGGCGATGTCGCCGCCGGAGGTTACGGAGAGGTCCCACTGTTCGGTCAATAGAAGGGTGTCCATAGATCGTCCTGTGAGGTTCATAGACCCGTGATCGACGGTATGACGATACTACACCCTGGTATATTCGCCGCTGCGTCGTTTATAGCGCTGGTCAAAGAAGCGATCTGGCTTGTCAGCTCTGTAAGCTGCGTTGCCAGTGTCGTATAAGGGATGACGTAAGGCGTCAGGAATCCAGTGATGAAATTTCCGATCCAGGTCACTGCTGCAATCGGGTTATCTGGCGGGGAGAGGAGCGCCAAGATCGGCAGTATAGCCGTTATTTGCGCGTTGACGTCATTCACCTGGTCCTGGAGCGCAGAGAATATATCATCAACCTGTGCTTGAAGCTCAGCGCAGACGGTGGCCACCCCGATCACGGATTCCAGGTTTGAGAAGTAGTCCGCATTCACCGGGCTAGACGCCCCGACGCCATTTCCACAAACATTAGTGATGACGCCGTTCACCGCATTAACGACCTGCCCGGTCGGTGACGTGAAGCTGGCTGTTATTCCACCCGTCCCGGCAGCGAGATTGCCCGTGAACTTCGCATTAAACTTATTCAGTAGTAATGCCAATTCAGACACGGGGTCTCCTTAAACGGAAAGAATCTGTATGCCGGACGCATTCATGATGATGGTGTTGCCGTTGACATCCGCGATCGTGATGCCTGTCGGGTTTCCGTCAGAGTCGGTTGTGAACTGCACGTACTGGGTCGGGACACCGTTCAGGAAGCCGCCGAGGTAAAGGCCGTCGGCGTAGTCGTACCTGCGCGCTGAGCCCGGGTTCGACACGGCCTTATTGGCCTTTACGCTTGAGATGTCCCGCATAGCGAACACCGCCACGCCTATATCACCCTTGACGGGATCGAGTATTATAGCGCTCTTCCCGCCCTGGAGGCGCATCACCGGTATATTGTAGATGGGGCCGTGAGGGACGGCGGTGCCGTCTCCTCCCACCTGGTTCACCATCGGCTGGACCTCGACGACGGGAGGAAGAAGGCCGGCGCCGGGCGTCACGCTCTTGACTAAGACCAGCTGGGCCGTGGCTGTCCCGGCCATCAGCTGGGAGAATATGAAGGAGACGACGTTGAAATCGTCGAGCCCGTCCGTTATGCCTTTGAAGCCAGGAGCCCCGCTCATGATCTGGCCAACTGGCTATTGCCGATCGCCTCGGTGAACCAGTCGCCGCCAGGCTGGAAGGCGGATAGCCTGTGCGTGAGCTGGACCACGCGCCAGAGGCCGTTGGCCGTCTCGTTGACGCTGTTCTGAACCTGGATGTTCCCGCCGAACCTTATACCTGGATTGAACTCGGTCTTGACCCCTATTTGGGCAGGACCCACGTAATAGGGGAAGCCGACCATGCCGGTGTCCGGAGAGATGAGCGGAACGAGGGTATTACGAGAACCGTCTTTCGGAAATATGGCCAGCGTGCCAGCGGCCGTGCTCGTGGGATCATCGTCGATGACCAAAAAGATGTCGGCAGCCTGGGCAGCCGCAATGGCCTGAGAACGGGCCGTGCCGGGCAGGTAGGGGCTCGAGAGAAGGACGCCCTTAACGCCGTTGTTCTCGAACGTGTAACCCATCTGCGAGGCAAGGCTGGACATGATCGTCGCCACATCCGTTGGGCCCGTGTAACTGCTCGGGAGGATAGGCGTCAGCGCCTGGAGGAGGCCTGTCAGCGCTGTGATGTTGAAAGCGACGTCTGGAGACGCAGAGAAGTCCGGCCAGGCGTATTGTATGACCCCGGAGAAGGCGAGGGCCTGAGACCCTGAAGATGTCCCGGCCAGGACTGTGGCGATGTTCTTCTTCGTGAATGTCGGGACCTGGCCAACGGTCGACAGCTGGTTCATCAGCGAGGCCGAGAGTCCGTACACTGTGATCTGGGCCTTGTTCATCGACGGGATGCCGCTCTTGTCTATGACAGCGGTCGTGCGGTATCCCTTGAGCGTTAGGGTGTTGTCTGACGGGCTCTCCGTGAACTGCTGAGGGGCCTCGCCGTCCGGACCGGAGTCAAGTGTGACGCCGATCGTCAGGGCCGTCTGCTGGACGTCCGCCATCAGTTTATAGCCGGGACGGGGTCCGAGGCTGAGAGGTACGCGAGGATGAACCTCGTCCCAAGCCCGGTAAATACAGGGTCCTCTGTCCCCTGGAGATCAGAGAATACGAGATCGCCTGCGAACCCGAGATACGCGGACCTGACTATGCGGTTCAGGTTCTCGCAGAGCACCCCATAGAGGCCTCCGTCCAGGATCGCAGGGCTGACGACGTCCATGTAGAGGCCGGACGGCTTCTGATAGATATTTAGCGCGCACTGCTGCCCGCCTAGCGTGGTAGTCAGCGTCTGTGATGGTTTTGAGGTCAACGGGATGATCAGCATGTCATTGAAACAGAGCCAGGGTCGGATCGTTTGGGTTCAAAAAAGAAGCGCTCTGGGACGCCGTCGGGATCGACGGCTGCACAGGACCGTTGTTCGTCTGGCTCGCAGCTGCAGGGTTCTGGGGATTCGTTATAGGCGCGGCCCCTGAGCTCGAGGAGAACGTGGCCTGGGCGGTCGGCCTTACCTCTTCGAGCATTATCTCGACGGTCAGGAGGGTCATGCCCTCGGTGTTCGTCCTGCGATAGTTATAATCGGTCGGGTTAGCATTCGGATAAGAAACCTCACCGGCGACAGCGTTATACAATGAGATCGACGCCACGACCGAAGCGACGGTGTTCAGAAACACCTGACGGTCGTTCTCGGATCCTCCCTTCGTGAAGGTCATCTTGAAGTCGTAAGGGGTCTCAACCTTGTTGTACGAGGCGAAGGACCCAGGCTCGACCTGGTAATCCGATATGCGATACCCCTTGCGGAAGTCGACGAGGAGGCACGAGTCGCCTACGATCACAGGTTGGAGGCTCTGGTCGAAGATGCCCCACTGGGGGCCAGGGGGTTGGGGGTCGCCGCGTTCGGGCTGGCCGGCATCGTCGAGGAGCCCTGGGTCGCTCAATTGAGCCCCGTGTTGGCCTGGTCGGCCATCGTACTCTTCTGGAGGGCGGTCTTGATGCTGGATGCTATGCCTGGCGCGTCGGTGGCCTGCGTATGGACCTCGACAGTATCGACGTATGTTACGCTTGAACTTGAAGCCCCCGACCCGGAAGAGGCGGAGTCCTTAGCGCTAGGGGCAGGTGTGCCGGCCAGTGAATATCTTGAGGAGAGGCGCTCGGCCCTGGCAAGGTAACTCTGGGTCTCGGGGAGGAGGACAGAGACATCGCCGCCGCTCTTATTGAATTTGTCGACGTAGCCAGGTGTGGAGTTATATCCGATCAGGATGTCGGCGATATTCCCGTTATACTTCTTCGAGAGGTCGTCCAGGATAGCCCTGGCGACCTTCTCGTTGTAGGCTGGGTCCTTAAGGCGGCTCGGGTCAAACCCGTAGGCCTTCGCTGTGGCGGGTTTGATCTGGTACCGGCCAACCGCGCCGCCATGGGAGCCTGGGAAGGCCGGCGTAGACACAGCGTCGTCGGCACTGTTCTCGTCGCTTCTGATGAGATGGAGGAGTGCGTCCTGGTCGATGGTCTGGGCCTGAGGGGCCGGGGTTGGGAAAGTCGTCCTGGGGTCTCTACCGCCGAGGGTGTAATACCCTGAGGATGAGGATATACCGTCTGGGGCTGAATGCTCAGAGAGATACTTTGCGTTCTGCCCGCCGAGGAAAGCGCCGATACCTGCGCCGGCTATAGCGCCTGAGATGGTCCCTCCAGGACCTGCTAATGTGCCGACGACGCCTCCCACAACACCCCCGAACAGTGTGGCGATAGGACCAGTCTTACCCTGAACCCAGCCAGTTACCTGATCCAGCAAGCTATCGACCTGCGGACGATCTTTCGTGAGGAAATCACGAGCGAGTTGGTCGACTGCCTGTCCTAGGCCTTTGAACTTCTCCTGTAGGTCCCTGGCTGCATCGGCGGCACCCTTGTTGGCTATACCGAGCCGGATCGACTCCTGAAGGTCTATATTATACTGCTTCTGACCCTTCAGGAGCTCGCTGAGGGTCGCGTTATCCGTGATGCCGATGCCGCCTAGAATGGCGGATACCTTCGCAGGATCGTTCTGGTTCTTTCCAGCGTACGCGGCTGCCTTCTCAAGGACGTCAAATGGCGTGTCCTGACCAGAGTACCCGATGGTACCCAGCGATATTTTGAACTGGTCTGACGCCTGTCCAAATAGCTTATATTGCTCAAGGGCAGATACAAACCCTTGGACCTGAGCTGTCGCCGCCGCAGCGTCACCACCGTTCCGGGCAATTAGGTTTCCGAAAGCCGAGAGCTTCTCAAGATCAACACCGGCTACGGCCGCTGCACGGCCTAGGTCAGCCGTCGCGTTCGTGACGCCGACGACCTCTCCTTTGACGGCCTCGAACCCGACGACCGCTGCGGCGAGGGCGATCACCTTGTTCTGTATCTGGCCGAAGAACTCAGCGGCCTGGGCCCCTCGTGACTGAAGCTCTTTAGCGGTCCCAGCGGCATCGTCCCTCAGACCCTTCATGGCCTGAGAGGATTTCCCAGCGCTAGACGATACAGCTTCGGCTGTCTGTCCGGCTGCGTCCTTGACGTTTTGGTAGGCCTTCTCCGCGCCCTGGGCGTCTTTGTCCAAGCCTGAGGTGTCGAAGCCAAGCGAGACAACGAGGGCGTCGACGACGGTCGTTCCTATGGGACGCTCCTGTTGTGGCTGTCGACCATAACGATCTCCAGAAGGTTGTGAAGGTCCTCGAGGCTGTAGATCGTCTCAAGCTCGTGGAGCGTCGCAAGCCTGGAGGATATTACGGCGGCGATCCTGACGTCGATGTTTGTGTATTCTGCAAATGATCCTCTACGCGTTTTCCGGCCGCTTCCCAGATTTTCAACAGGTAAGCGGCCACGGAAAAACCCGTGTGTAGCTCCAGCACCCCCGAATGCAGTGTGGCTATGGTCTGAGGCTCTTCGATGTCGCTGGCCACAAGGGGCCTCCCGGCCGGAACGGCGTCCTCGATCCTGGTGACGCACGCCGTCAGGTCGTCGAGGAGCGGCTCCGCCTCCCTGAAATCGCACCCCAGGATTGCCTTCAGGCCCATGGCCAGGACGCCGGCCATGCCCATGTCGGCGATGTTCTGAGGTATCTCCAGGCCGGCCTTCGTCATGGCCCCAAAGGCCCTATAGGCCCACTTGTAGGCCTGCATGGAAGGCATCTCGGTCAGGAGGTAGGTCTTTCCCTCGTCCCTCCCCTTGCGCTCAATCGTAAGCGACTTGGTCTTCAGTGCCATATTAAGCTGGGGAGACCTGGAGGGACTCCCAGGTGACGCCGAACTCACGACGCTGGAGGAGCTTCTTGACCGCTGGGGTGGGCATGAAGGTGGTCAAGAAGCCCTTAGTCAGCGTCCACTTTCTCTGGATACCTGGAAGGATAATGATCCCTTGAGCAGTCATCGTGACTCCCTGCTGATTCACCGCATCCCATTGGTCAAAGAGGTCGTTCGATGCGGAGTCTGCCTGGAGGAAGATGTTCTGCTCGATCGGGACGGCGACGAAGCCTCCGGAGAGCACCTGGTCGACGCCCATGAGGACCTCTGCCCTCTTGATCGCCGTGGTGGCAAAGGCGTCGTCCGTGGCGAACCCTTGTATCTGCTGCGGCGCGGTGTACACCCCGTTGATGGCGAGGGTGAATATCGCAGATGAGCCTTCTAGCGTCATGTCTGATGTCCTTTTCCGGGTTACTGGACGACGATGGAGGCCATTCTGATGGCCTGGACGGAGCCTCCGTCCACGTACCAGAACGTGATCGGGGGCGAAGAGCGGCTCTGCCTCGAGGTGGGAGACGCGATACCGATCTGGAGATACCATCCACGGGTCTGGAGGACCCCCGCGATGTTGGCGCCGGCGTCCTGGTTGACCTCAGCGATCTGGGATGACGAGAGGGTCACGTTCTCGGTGATGGCGCCGAAGTCCAGCATCTGCTGGATAGTGTCCGCCAGCGCGGTCTCGACCATGGAGTTGCCGACGGGGTTGTAAGAGATCGAGTTCGTGTTCTGGAGTAGCTCCATGAGGTCCAGCTGGAACTGGTTCCGCATGTATATCTGGTTGAAGTAGCTGTCCGCCCACTGGAACGGCCCGGTGACCGTGCCTCGCTGATACCCGGTGAAGGCCTGATTCGCCGTGGCGAAGGCCCCGTAGTAGTTATAGCCGTTGCCGAAGCTGCCGGCGACCAGGGGGGAGCCGCCCAGGTTGGCCGCGATTTGCTCGTTCACGACGCTCGGCGCCAGCCCGGCCTGCGAGCGTCCGGCGAGCGTGGTACGGCCGGCCATCGCGGAGAAGTTCAGCGACGCACCGTAGGCGCAGATGCCCTGGGCCAGGTTCAGGTCGGAGCCCTCGTAGACCAGGATCGTGCCGGAGTCCCCGTTGTTCTTCAGGATGTAGCCGAGGGACCCTGTCGCGGGGACGCTCTCCGTCGGGGTCACGTCCGTGTCCCAGCAGACGTACGCGAAGCGGTTGTTGTAGGCGTTCTTCCACGCCGCGAAGGCCTGCTTCTGCGTGTTGCCCGACCCGTTGTCCGGGTCGAAGGCGGTCATGTACGACGCCCAGTTCTGGGTGATGCCGAAGGCCGACGACATCACGACGGACGGCGTCATGGCCGCGGAGCCCTGACTCAGGTAGGCGCCGGTCGCGGAGGTGAGGAGGAGGGGATCCGCCAGGGTACCGGTGGCGAAGGCGGAGGTCGACGGCGCGCCGGTGATCCCGGACGTAATCACGAAGGCCCCGGAGAGGCTGTCGAACGTGACGACGGGCGCGGTGGCCGTGCCGGTCATGGATTCGCTGGCCACGCTCTGCTGAGCACCGCTGATGCGGTACGTTCCGATCGTGCCCGCCGTGCCGGTGAGCTGCGAGGTGATCACCGGCGCTCCGGTCACGCCAGACCCAACGACGGTCTGGCCGACCGCGATGTTGTGGTCCGTGTTCACGGTCACGTCGAGGATGGTCGAGGTCGATGTGCAGCTCGCGGAGCTCGCGGTGTTGGCTGCGCTGAGGTTGTAGGTGCCGGCGCCGCCAGGCGTGCCGCCGGCGTCCTGCGACACGATCGTGGTGGACGCCGGGATGCCGGTGCCCGAGACGGTGTCCCCGACGGAGATGAGGCCCGTGACGGCTGTGACCACGAGCTTCGTGCTCGGGCTTCCCGCCGTCGCGGTGAAGGAGGCGCCGAGGGACGCGGTGAAGTTGGCCTCGGTTGGATCGGTGAAGGCTGCGGAGATGCCGGCCGCGGCCGCCGAATAGCTGCTGTAGCCGGAGAGATTGATCGAAGAGATGACGTGCGTGTAGCCGTCCATGACCACGGTCAGGGAGCCGCTGAGGGCCTGCATCTGGGCGACAGTGTTGGACCCGGCGAAGTTGCCGCCCCACACGTAGGCCGAGACGGCCGAGACAGCGTCCTGGACGAACAGCAGGTTTCCGGGGACCTGGGTGGCGTTGTTGATCCCGGCGAAGTATCCGGACCCGAGGCTGGCCCCGCCGTTCGCGATGATGTCCTCCTGGGACCCGGCGCCGAAGAAGCTCGTGACCGCCGGCCCCGACGAGAAGGAGGCCACGGTGCCGATCGGCACGCGGACGCTCTTGGTCGCGACCATCCCGTTCAGGCTGAAGGGGCTCCCGGCCGCCGGAAGAACACCGGGGATAACCTGGACGAGGAAGTCTGCGGGGATGCTGCCGTTCATAAATTCTCTCCTTTAAGAGGGATACTGAGCCTCGACCTCGATGAGGCCGACGACCAAAGCGTCTGCGAACTGCTGCGGCACGACCACCGTCTGGTTCGCCTGGAGGCGCGCATCTAGGCGCCATCTATCTTCATATTGCTGCTCTCCGTCTACGAACGGCCCCTGTGTAGGATCGTCGGCGTAGAGGGGTGCCACGGGGAGGCCAGAGGCCTGGAGGAGCGTGACGCCGTATTGGTCACGGAAGGCTGTCGAGATGACCTGGGAATAATCTGCGGCGTTTGGGCCGAAGCAGTCGATCTGAAATTTCCACTCCGAGTTCTGGGTCATGGACAACGTGCCGCACGCCATACCTTCTTCGGAGACCGTCTGAGATACGCTGACGGAATAGACCCCTGGGCCCCCACCTCCGGGGACGCCGTTTATAATCGTCCCATCAGCCACGCCAACGCCGAAGACCTGGGCCCCTTCGATGAGCTCGCCGTAAGCGACCTCCGACACCGCCATGACGCTGCCGGCGATCGAAGCCTGGAAATAACAATCGACGAGGTCGTCGACATTGGTCTCGAGACGGTCGCGGCCCATAGGCGTCACGATCACGAAGTCCATCGCCGGAGGCTGGGCCACCCGGTTCCCCTGACCCTTCAGGATCGGGACGCCTGTGTTCAGGGGGACGCCTGAGACGGTTTGGGGTACGCTGACCTCGTAGGTCCCGAGACCTCCAGGAGAACCAGTCAGCTGAGAGATCACCTCTGTCTGAGGAGAGACCCCGCTCCCGAAGACCATGTCGCCGACGGCCAGGAGGCCGGTCGTCAGCTTCGTCACGGTCATGACGTTCCCTGAGATGGATCCGGAGAACATCGCGCTGCCCTGAGGCAGGACCTGCTGGAGGAAGTTCACCCGAAGCGCCTGCAGTATCTGGGACTGCGTTGGCGAGAGGGAGATGATCATTACATATACAGGACGGTTAGGTTCGCCGCCCCGCCGCCGTCGGCCGCGACTGCGATGATGCCGTTCTGTACCTGGACGCCGATCGGGAGGCTCGCCTGCGCGACGGTGGAGAAGGTGCCGATCGGGTTTGAGACATCGTAGGCGGTCTGGACGCCTGACTGGGAGCCAGAGGTGTTGATTGAATTTGTGCCGGCGATGGCATGGGCTTTTGTGTCGGCCAGCAAGAAGCTATTCGCGGCGAGATCGAGCGAGCTTACGTAGTAGGTAGTGCCCGCCGTGAGGCCTGTCGGCAGGGCTCCGGTGGTCTGGAGCTGGACAGCGGCGCCTGCCGCAAGGTTGTGGGCAGGCCACGAGACCGCACCCGGGCTTGCCAGGGTGATCGTGACCGGAGACGACGTGCCGTCGTACAGCTCGATGGTCGATGTGGTGCCGATAGTGTTCACGACTAACCCTACGAGGACACCTAGGCCGGTCTTGATCTGCTTATAGATGCTTGTGGCCAGGTTCGCAAAGTTGCTTCCGCTCGGGAAGGTTGGAAGTGCGTTGGCTAGGGCCTGGGGAGTGAGCTGGGCGGGGATCATCGGGTTTCCTTTATGAGCCGTCCTGGAGGGTTACGACGACGGCGCACCAATCAGGCCACTGCTCGAGCTGCGTGGTGACCTTCCAGATGGTGCCGTCAGAGCGGGTGACGAGGTCTCCGCCTTTATTCAGCATTCTGATGATGGCGTCGACCTCACCCTCGAAGTACATCCTCCGGAGCGTGCCCTGGAGGTTCATGCTCTCTATCTGGCGCAGGTCCTTGCCCGTCAGGGCCTGTATCTGAGCCTGGATGGTGTCCGTCGTATATGCCGGCGATTGAGAGCCGTCAGGGTTGAGAGCGTAGCCGGTGCTCTCTGAGACGGCGACCGTCTCGAAGGGATTGACGACCCCCACGGCCCCGGAGGTGAGGCCGAGGAGGTCCACGGCTTAAAGCTCGACGGCCGAGACGCTGACGTTTGAGAGGCCGCCCGAAGAGGCTGTCGCCAAGGACTTGGCGGCGAGGTCTAGCCAGTAGGCGGTGTTGAGCGTCAAGCCGGTGATGACGGCCGAGGTGGAGAAGGGCACCGCGACGTCGGCTGCGGTGACGATCGCCGGATTGGTGTATGACTGGACCGTGCCGACCTGGGTGCCGGCCAGGGCCGCCGCATTTGCGGGCGCCGCTCCGGTGCCGTATGAGAGCTGGTGCTCGATGCCGTCGCCGGCGGTCACGGTCGAAGCGATGACCGTGCCGGAGATGGTGAGGAGGACCTTGCCAGAACGGACCGGGGTGATGGAGCCGGCAAGCCCCTGCATGAAGTAAGCCGAGGTGCTGGATGGCGCAACGGGCGCGGCGACAGCTTTCTGATCGGTGGCACCGACGACGAAGTTTGCTTCGCTGGCGATCTGTTCCCAGGCGGCAGCGCCGACGGCCGAGCTGGTGCAGATGTATACCGCAGAGCCGTAAAGCCAGATCGAGCCGGGCTCATAGCCTTGCGTTGAGTCGTTGCCCACAACGGGGGTGCCGGTCGCGACGAGATTATTGATGACCGCGAAGTTCGCGGGGCGGGAGCCTTGGTTCGAGTCCCAAAGGGTCAGCTTCGACATTGCGTTCTCCGGTTAGAGGGGTTCATTCGGTCTACAGAGCCTCCCCTTCAAGGAGGCGGAAATCTTTGCCTTCGTCTCTTCCGATCTCTTCTTTCCGGACCAGTGTCCTACCCTTCCGGTCAGAGCAGAGCTTATGTTTTTCCTATGCTCCTCCGAGAGAATGTACGGCCGCGCATCTTTTTCTTCGCAGCCTCGGTATGCTTCCAGCCCTTCTGGGTACGAATCTTTTCACGGGTATCTTCAGAGACAAGACGGCCCCGCAACTTCTCCGACTTCCTTCTCCTTGTTTCTTCAGAATCTTTTGTACCAAGCATTCTCTTGCTTTGCCTGGCTTTAGATTCCTCAGACCACTTCAAACCTAGCGTGTTAGAAGCGCAAGGGCTCAAATTATATTCAGGTCTAAACCTGTCTATAACAAGCTGCTCGTACAAGAGAAGGTCGACCCTCCTGCATACGATCAATTTTAAAAAAGATAGGCGGCCGTTGTATTTGTTCCAGGCGTTTTGGAGATACCTATTCTTATGATTCCCACGGGAGAGGTCCCTCTTATGAAGGCTCCATCTCTTTTCAAAATCAACGGTGCTTCCGATATAAAACTTTCCCGAAGGAGAGGTTATCGAATAGATACCACTGATCACTTCATCTCCACCTCGTGGTCGACGGAGTTTAGCATGTGTGCGCTATCTATTAAAGGCTTATCGAACCCTTTCCTGGCGATCGTCGAAGGGGCCAGGGGCGGGGACGTGAGGTCGCGTATGGACTGCTGGAGTTGGCCGCCTACTGCAGCGCCTACGACCGTGAGGGTCCTCTCGACATCATAGTTGTTCCTCTTCAGCTGCAGGGCCATCGCGTCGGGCCACTCCGGCTTCTTCGCTGCTATCATCCTACGGAAGAACGGCCTGGGGAGGACAAAGTATGACCCCTCGTCGTCGCCTTTCTTGACCGTGTGGCCGTATTCGTTGAGCGAAGCTACCTCGGCGACGCTCTGTCCCGTTTCTGGATAAGTGGCGCCCTCGAGGAAGCCGACGCGCACGCTTCCGGATCGGATCTTGCCGGCGAAGGCCTTTATCGCAGGGCCGAACTTGTCGCCGCCGCTCACGCCCTTCGTCACGTCAGCCACTTCCGTTAGGATAAAGCCATGGAAGCCCACCGGACGAGGCCGGCCCGGCGCCGAAGGTGCTCTGCGGCTTGTAGTGCGAGAGGCGGTAGGGGAGCGAGGCCTGCCAGTAAGCCGCGCCGTATTTCGTTTGTTGGTACCACTGCGCCGTGCCGGGAGGATAGTCGTTCACGAAGGTCGCAGATACCGACCCCTGGGTCGCGCTGCCGATCCGCCCCGGCGGCGTCGCAGAGCTCGCCCCGGACGCCGTCGTAGGAGAGTTCAGCTGTGCGATGTGAGCCGTTAGCATGTACAGCATCATCGTCAGGGCCTGGACCTGGCGGACGACGTTCAGATTGTTTGCGCAGTAGAGCGTTGCCTCCGTGAAGTACATCTGGGCCGACCCGGAGGACACGGCGGCGAACTCCGGATAGCGTGCGACCCAGTTGTCATAATTGAAGACGACTGGGGGCACGCATCCGGGGCCGCTCATCAGGCTGCCTGGTTCGACGGCTGCTCGTCGGCCACGACGACCGCGTCGACGAACTTGCCATCGCGGTTGCGTTTCTTGTCGACACGGGGATCGCTCCTGCGCAGGAGGGGCTCGAGGCCGCTGCGGGTGGCTTCATGGTCCTTGGCGAAGGCGGCGGCATCCTCACCGCTGGCGTAAGCGCGGATCAGGTGGTTGAGGACCACGGGGGAGTCCTTGTGCTGCTTCAGCCAGGTCTCCCACACCTCTTTCGGGACGCCGTGGGTAAGGGCATAGCCGGCCACGATGGGGTAATTCGGGGTCGCGCCCGCCGGCACCCGTGTGCCGTGGACTACGTATTGCTGTCCGGTGCTTCGCCAGACAGCGACCTTCCTCATGCCGCCGCCGAGGACAGGCTCCGAGCCGGCCTCCTCACGGAAACACTCGAGGACAAGACCCGTCGGGTGCTTTAGGGCGACGGTGACCGTCTCGGTCCCGGTGGCGGGTTTCGGCGTTGCTTTTGCCGGGGCATCCGGCTTAGTCGTTTCGGTCATGGTCTCTCCGTTTGGTGTGCGGTTTCGAATCCCGGCGTTGTGCAGGGCTCTCATAAAAAAGCAACGGACTCGCGTCCGCTGCTTTTTCTTAGTCTTGTCGTCAGGAGGCTCAGACCCCGAGCATGCTCGCGATGGCGAACGGCTGCTTGATAATCGCGCCCCAGGTGCCGCCGGTGAGCTTCTGGCGGTAGGAGGAAGCGCCGACCACGATCTTGTGGGCGCGCATCTTCTCGCCGAAGGAGACCGACGCCGTCTTCTGACCTTCGACCGCTGCGGCGATCAGCTGGATCAAGTTGCCGGCCACGAGCCCCTGGTTGTTCGAGGCGGTCTGCTGCCCGTACTGCACCGCGGTCTTCACGGTCAGGTTCGGGAAGTTCTTCTTCAGCAGGTCCTCGACATTCACCGCGAAGGCATTCGTGGTGGTCAGGGCCATCGCGACGGCGGGAGACATCGCAAGGGTCATCTTCGACTTGGCGTCGATGAGGCCATTGCTCTGGTTCACCGCGGCCAGGAAGACAGCCTGGATGTCGGAGAAGATTTCGTTCGCAGACGCCACGACGGCGCCATTCACGATCCACTTGGTACCGCCATAGGCCTTCGGCGCTGGGGACAGCGACGCCGGCAGGTTGGGGTCGTTGAGCGCCCCGTAGGTCTGCAGGTTGACGACGCCGAACGCGTACGTGAGGTTCTCGTACTTGTTCATCGTCAGGGACGCGGCGCGGTCCTGCTCGGAGACCCACGACAGCTTCGCCAGGCCCATGCGTTCCAGCTCCAGCTCTCCGTATTCCTTGAAGGTCTGGTACAGGTACTGCTGGCGCTGGGGCCAGTTGACATTGGCGCCGGCGCTGCCGTTCTCGTTGTAGTCGCCGTACGAGCTCACCTCGCCGGTGTGCTCGACCATCGGGAAGAAGGCCGTCTGTGTGGTCCAGTCGCCCTTTTTCTCTTCGGTAAAGATGTCCGCCATCATATTGGCGGCGAACAGCACGTCGACGGTCTCTGGGTCGACCCAGTTGGTGAGGAAGGCTGGAACAGCCGAGTTGGCCGCGGTGCTCAGCGAAGGCTGGGCGTCCATCGCCAGCCTCGCCTGTCGGAAGTCCTGCTTGAAGTGCTCCGGGAGGTATCCCTTCGCGTCGGGCATGATCATGCCCTTGAGGGCCAGCACCGGGGCGTCTTCACGCCACGCCGCTTGTCCCTCGGAGAGAGTCCTGCAACGAAAAGTCATTCTGGTCGTCTCCTTTTAGAGAGGGTCAGGGGGTTGGTGGCTGGGGTCAGCCGAGGGATTTGTCGGACATCTTCACGACCTCGCCGGGGAGCCCCGTCGAGCGCGCGAACCACTTGGTCTCGATCGTGTTGCTGCCCACGATGGTCGCCGAGCTGACCACGGTGTTGTTGTTCACGACCGAGGTGCCGCTGGAGCCGCCCGCGCCGGTTGCGAGGTAGGTGATCACGGTCGGGGGAACAAGCACGACGCCCGTGCCGGTCAGGACCTGGCCAACGGCGAACGCGCCGGTGACCGTGCCGTTGGACAGGAGGCCGTAGGCGCCCGCGATGGTCTGCGGGGTCGAGATGGACTGCTCGCCGGTGTCGATCAGGTAGGTGCCGGCGCCGAACGCAGTACCGGTGAGCTGCTTGACCACGGTGCCGACCACACCCGAGCTGGTGATGTAAGAGCCGGGATAGATGTCCCCAGTCACCACGCCGCCGGAGGTGTTCAGGATATTCCCGACCAGCGTGCTGAGGGTGGCGCTCCAGGTCTCGGCCGCGATCGAGGCCGTGGCGCCGGAGCCGCCACCGGAAACCGTTCCGGGGGCTGCGAAGGAGACGCTGCCGTCGTTGATGTTGGCGAAGGCCTTCTGGCCGTTCTGCGCCTGGGTAGCGCCGTTGTTGTAGGTCCAGAAGCCGCCGCCGATCATCAACGTGACCCCGAAGCCAGACTGGATCGTCAGGCCCGAAGAGGCCAGGTAGTTGACGATGAGGCCCTGCTGCTCGCGGTGGATGAAGCCCGATGGCGCGCCAAGGCCGAAGCTGTTGACGAGCGACGGCGTGCCATCCCCGTCGGGCGGAAAGGTCGCCCAGGCGAAGTGGCCAACCGTGCAGCCATTTGCGCCCGCCACAAGCCCGCCGGGGCCTGCGTCAAAGCTGTACCTGGGGTTCTTGTCGCAGTAGTCGCCGATCACTCCCGGGGCCTGCGAGACATTGACCTGGGACTGGAAATCGCCTTGATTCATGACGTCGTGTTCCTTGTCTTAAGAGGGGTTTTGGTGGGACGCCGATCAGGCGTTGCTGATGCGTTCGAGGCCGGCCAGCCGCGAGGAGGATGCGGCCGAGGGCTCGTAGATCGCCGCATCATGGGTCAGCTCCCGGACGCCGTTCTCGCTGCCCGGCTTCGGCTGGGCGAGGAGGATGGACTTCAGGGCAGTCGGGTGGACACCCGCGACGTCGACCTTGAGGCCGTCGAGGGCTGCCTTGTAGACATCCTCGGCGCTGTCGAAGGCCAAGCCGACCTTGCCGACATAGGGTTCAACGAACTCACGGGCCTCGGCGATCTCACGCATGGTCTTGATCGTCGAGAGACGGGTGGTTTCAGAGGCTACGGAAATAGCCGCGTCCATAGCCTTGCGGTCCATACCCTTCTCTTCAGGCTGGCCATCCTTAGCCTTGCCGCCGCCTTCGTCGCCTTCTTCGTTCTCCATGGCCGCTTCGGCCTGGGCGTCCATGCCGTCGAGCTTGCCCATGACCTCGTCCAGGGCCGCACAGGCCTTGGCATCCATGCCGGTCGACTTCTTGAGTTCGTCCATGGCCTTGTCGCGGGCCTTGCGCTTCGCGTCCTTGGCCGCCATCATCTTGGCGTCCTTGGCGCGCTTCTTGTCCTCGGCCTTCTTCTTCTCCTCGGCGATGGCCTCGTCCTTGGCCTTCGCCTTCATCTCTTCGGCGTTCATCGGGAGGCCAGAGGACGGGTCGGCGTCGCAACCTTCGGTTACGTCCTCCTTCTCGAAGGCGTCGAAGGCGAGCAGGACAGGCTCAATCTTGGCATCCTGCGCCAGCGGGACGGCGCGGAGGGCCGCGATGATTTGCGGCTTTCTCTGGGCGAGGTTCCTCGCCGAGACGCCGTCGAAAAGGACGCCGACGTCGAGCTTGGAGTCCTTGGCCAGGATCGGGGCCATCAGGGCGCCGACGCCGGCTGCCATGTAGAGGCCCTTGCGGGAAAGCAGTGATTTCATGACGACTTCTCCATTTTGAGTGGGTGTGGTTTCTTCGGCCGGTTTGCTGTCTGCGACGAGGACGTCGGCTCCGGCCCTCCCCGCTGGCACGAGTGCCTCGTGATTGAAACTGATATTAGTCATACGTCCGTCGTACGGCGCCCCTTGATACTCGCCGGGCTCCATGACCGCGACGTAGTGATAGGAGGCGGACAGCTCGCAGCGGCTCTTGTTCTCGATGCCGCTGATGCCCTCGCGGTCCCAAACCGTCATGCTGTTGTAGAGGTAGGGGTGGACGAACTCGGCGTCTGTCCCCATGGCGCCGACGACCAACTCGCGCGGGTGTTGATCGGCGCTCGAGCCCTCGTGGATGAGCATTACCGGCTTGCCGTTCAGCGTCTTGGCCGCCCTGGACAGCTCGGCCGGATCACGAAGCATCCGGTACTTCTTCAGGGGCTCCAGGCCGAGGGCCTCGGAGCCGGGTATCTCGTTGCCGCGGTACTCGCAGACGTTAGCCTTGGAGCAGGGGGTGCGGCTGACGTGGAGGTGGCCGTCGACGTCGTAGGTGCGGACGGATTGGTAGTCGAGGGCCAGGCGGTCGTTGGCCGCGGCGTGCTCAGGTTCCTTCTGCTCCTCGCGCGTCCATTTGGCGAAGTTCTTCCGGAGGCTATCCCAGTCCTCGGGCTTCATGTCGTTCGCGACGCCGAGGCCGTCGGTCAGAACGCGCTTCACCGACGGGTGCAGCGGGCCAGGCAGCTGGTCGACCGAAGCCCAGCAGTACCCGGTGTGCTCGGCGTCGAGGACCGGGACGAACTTGTCTTCAGCCGGGTTCACGAAGGTGGTGAAGGCCATGCCATTCGGCGTGGCCAGGCGGTCGACGGGCCTGAGCGCCCTGGCGGACACGTCCTGCTTTATCTCTTCGCGGCACTCGCGTACCGCGGCCTCCTCGGCTGTCTCGCCACCCTCGGCCTTGCCTCCGGGAAACCCCCAGTGGCCGCCGTAGTTCTTCTCGTCGGACGAGCGGCGCAGCAGGAGCACGTCACCATCCGGGGCGACGAAGATGATTCCAGCCGCGATCGGGGCGTCAGGCTTGGCCAAGGCTCCGTCGGCGGCGACGAAGTCTTTGCGGACAACCTTGGGGACGCCGAGGGTACTCATCAGCAACTCCCGGCTGGGGTGAGGTTGGCGAGCTTCCTGGCCTCCTCATTCATGCGGAGGAAGAAGGGCTCGAGGGTCGAGGCCGACAGCTCGGGCATCGCCTTGGCGAAGGTCGCGGTGACCTCGTCCATGCCTAGCGTCCGCGAGGACATGAACATGGAGGCGCCGGGATGGAGCTTGAGCTCGAGGAGCATCGTATCCTTCAGAGTTGTTTTAGCAGGTCGTCCAGATGCCGGGCTTCTTCCCGTCGGAGCCGCCGAGATGGCCGTGCCAGTGGCAGCCATACCTCTTCGAGATGGAAGGACTCACGACCGGGTTGGCGACGTCACCGTTCCAGGCCCAGCTCTTGTCCTGCTTCGGTCCTGTTAGGACCGGTATCCAGCTGATCTCACCGCACCCGCAGGGGCAGCAGAAGTAAAGATCGTCCTCACGGATGTCGTAGGCGCCAGGCGGGATGTCCTTCGTCCTATGGAGGCCGGGCTCGCCGGGGGACGGGCTGTCCCCGAGCAGGACGCCTTTCCAAGAAAGGCCCTTCGTGAGGATGGCCTTGACATCCGGCTTCGCAGGCTGAGGATTAGAGGCCGTCGGAGGCTGGGCCTGAATAGATGGTCGTTCGTTTCCTGGCAAGGGAGGCGACAGGTGTCCCGTGCTGTGAAGGGTGACGCGATGCTTATGCATGTCGAGCCTCGGATCGCCAGTGAGCATCAGCTGAAGCCCTCAACGACAGGCTTCGACACGCACCGGCAGTTGATCAGCTCGCCGGGCCAGATGTTCTTTCCCTCGTGGGGATCGAACCAGCCTTCAGAGATGTCGTAGGTGTTGCCGTCATTCTCCAGGTGGGTCGGACGGGGGACCTTTCCTCCGTGGCTATGGAGCCAGACGGCCTTTTTGATTCCAAGCTCCTCGTGCCTCACCCTGGTGAAGCTCGCGGTCATCTTGTTGTTCTGATCGCGGGCGATCAGGGCTGCCCGGCGCTTGGTCCTGGCAGCGATACTCTTGTCGCTCTCCCCTGGCTTCGGCGCCAGCTGGACCTTATCGCCGATCTCCTTCATCAAGGAGTGGAGATCGCGGCCCGTCTGGGCAGAGCGCATGACCGCGCCCTCGACGTCCTTGAAGTACTGCTCCGGGATTGAACGGATGAGGCCGACCTGCTCAGAGACCGAGGCGCTCATCACGTCCCGCATGGCCCGGGTCATCTTGAACCTGACGCTGAAGCCGGCCTCGCGAAGCGTCCGCTCTAGCTGGAGGGCTGAGCGGCTCGAAGCCGCCTTGGCGTAATAGGCTGCGAGGATCGGGGCGGCATCGGCGAAGTTCTTCTCCCAGCGGGAGGAGAGCTTGTTGATGGCCCTCTTGAGGGCCTCGGAAGGAAGCTCATCAGAGGCCATAACCGGAGGGGTCTTGCGGTACTGGGCCTTGAGGAAGTACGCAACGCTGTCGGCCATCTCGTTTATCAGGCGTGATAGGCGGCGCTGGTAAAGGACTGTGGTGCCGGCGTTCGGACGGACCGGGGGGATGGTGAAAGGCTTAGTCTTCATCAAATCGACGCGGTGGAGCTTTCTTGTAGCCGAGGCGGTTATCACTCTCATGCTTTTCGACGCGTTCGGCGGTCTCGTCGGCACGGTCGTGGTGCTTTATGGCTTGAGACTCCATACCCTTTGCATAGTGGTCTGAGGCCTGATGATAATTGAAAGAGGCGCTGCCGTGAGCTGTTGCTGCGCTTCGGTGCATCTGGGCCACGCCGTACATGCGGCGCCCGTTCCAATCTGCGGCTTCCTTTTCGTGGGCAGCTGCCTGCTCCCCGTGATGAATACCCGACGCATTGGTGGCTGTGGCCTCAGCGGCGAACTTTCCACCCTCATCCCGCGGGTGATCCCCCTCGTTGAAGGAGGCGTCGTTCGCAAGCCGCGTCGCCCGGTTTACCCGGAGGGCCGCTGCAAGGTCTTCGCCGCCGCTGAAGCAGGTCTTCATTGCTGGTCCTCGTCTGGATCGGGCTTCGAGGCGGGCTCGTTCCCGGAGCCTTTGTTTGCGCCTGGGGCGTTCAGGTTGTCGTTCTCGACGTTGCGCGTATCCGATTTGATGTTGCCGGGCAGCGGCTCGTCGGGCTCGGGCACATCCTCCGGGTCCAGCTCGCCGTAGGGCTGGTCGGGCTCATCAGCCAGGCGCTGGCGCGACTCTTCCGGGGCGAGCGAGCCGGCCTCGATGAGGGTGCGGTCGGCGTCGGCTTTCTTCGATGAGAGGTCGGCCAGCTGCAGCTCGGTCAGCTCGAACAGCGGCACGAAGACGTACTCGAGGTCGTCGTCGACCTCGCCGAATATGTTGATCTGCGCCATCTTGAACACGGTGTCCAGATGGGGCCGCATGAAGCTCTCCTGGTAGGCGTGCTCGCGGTCGTAGAAGACCCTTATCTCACCCTCGGAGCTGGCGTTCAGGCCGGACGGGCTGATACCCGTGTACTTGACAAGCGGTATCTGGCCAACGCTGCAGATGTGCTCCTGGGCCTGGGCCTGGAGCTTGTCGAGGCCGGAGAGCGGCGCGGAGACATTCTTGAAGTCTTCATCGTTCTTGGCGAGGACGAAGACGCCGCGGTTGTTGCGGCATTTGTTGAAAAGCTCTATGCGCTTGTCCAGCTCCATGCCGCCGGTCTGGAGGATGCCGGCCAGGTCCGTCTGGAGGACCATCACGCTGAAGGCCTGGATGAGGTCGTTGACCGACTGGCGCGTCTGGAGCCAGTTGTCGATGTACGGCTTAGCCATCTGCGACAGGCTGAGGCCGCCGAACGAGAAGGCCGGCTTCAGGAGGTCGCCGACCGGGCGGCCCACGAAGGGCAGCAGGCGGGTAGCGTGCGTCTCCTTGCCGTTCACAAACCAGGTATCGGGACGGTACCAGTTGTCGGCCAACGGATCAGCCGCGTTGTAGCGGGCCGGGTAGCACCAGACGGGCTCGACGCACTTAAGCGACCGGAGCCTCCCTCGCTTTCCCTTCTTGAAGCCGCCGGGCCAGAGCTTTGTGACCGTGAGCTTGCCGCCGTTTCCGAGAGGCTTCTTCAGCTCCTTCGGGTCTTCCCGGTCGCCCGTGTCGAGGTAGAGGTGGGCGCGGCCAAACCAGCTGTCCTGCTCGCTGATCAGCTTGAAGGCCTCACGGGCCCCCAGCCTTTTGAACTCATCCTCTAGGTCTGAGATGCGCTTCGTCTGTGCCTTCGAGCCGGACTTCGACTTGATCTCGATCCACTTCCGCGTGGCCTCTTCGGCCACGGTGCTGCCGAGCAGCCGGTACTCCGGGATGTTCGAGAGCTGCGTCAGGTACGGGTAGCCGAGGAACGTGTAGCCCTCGACGAAGGCCCAGTTGTATTGGGCGCCGGCTACCCAGCCGTTGAAGTCCGGTGTGAAGCTGTCCATCGCCAGGCGACGCCCCGGAGGGATAACGCCTGGAGGCGGCTCTGCCGGGCGGAGCATCTCGATGAACTGCTCACGGGTATAGGACGGCACGACGGGGTCGCGGCGCCCGGCATCGGCGCCGAGGCTGTCGATTGCAGCCTGTAGGTTTCGCTTCAGGTCTGGCTTCGGCGCCTCGGGCACAGCCTTGATAGGTGTAGGCTCAGCCACGCGACGGTCCGCTGACCGAAGCGATCGTCGCTGCCGAGATGGAGATCGGGAGCCTCGCGGGGTAGTAGCACATCATCGTCGCGTCTCCCAGGTTTGGGCTCTTGGCGCCCTCGGGTTTCTTGTCCACTACCAACCGGAGGTCCGGCGTCTTGCCCACGACGGGCTGCGAAAGCTCACGCATAAGCCTCTTCAGGGCCGGCATCTTTGACGACAGGCTGATGAGCTGCTCCGGCGGGAACTTGGTGCTAGGCTCCGTGAGCATGCGGTGGGTGCGCTCGAAGCGGAGACGTAGCGCCCACCAGCCCTGGGCCTTTATATTCTTGAAGAAGTCCTCGTTCGTCGGCGTCGAGCTGTCACCGGCTATGACCCGTTGGAGGGGGTTAAGCACCGCAGCGCCAGCATCCCAAGCGTGGAATGTGATGCCGATTGGGAGCTTCTTCTCCTTCTGCAGCCGGTTGGCTTCAGACTTGACCCCGGCCCCGATCCCTATGCAGTCGTACTGGACGGCGACGGGGCTCTTCCCGGTCAGGTCCATGATGACTTTCCGCGTGCCTTCGCCGACGTCCCCCTCACCCCAATCGTCGGCGAAGTGCATAACGACGCCCTTCCGGGCCACGAGGGCGTGGAGGTCCCCACCTTCGTCGGCGGGATCATATCCTGCGCACCATCCGCCGACATCTATGAACTTCAGAGCGATGTGGGCGTCGATTGCGGACTTCACCCAGTCCTGTGGGATGATGACACCCTGGAGGGAGGCCGTGGCATCGCGGTCTACCTCCTGCCTGAACAGGTGGAGGAGGCCATTGTCGACAGCGGACTTCCGTCGCTTGTCATACCAGGTTTTTGTCTTCGCCGGATGGTCGGACCAATCAAGCACAAACACACGGGTCGTGCCGGGATCCGGTTTGGGCCGTCCGGACTCCCACTCACGGCCGGCCTCACGCTTCCGGTCGAAGACTGTGCCGACACCGTTGTGGGTCGAAATATCAATCTGGACATTAGTGTTATCCATGAGCGCAGCCTCGATGCTCTCGGGGTGCTCGTAGTGCGCACTCTCGTCCTTGAAGTATATCAGCGTGCGGCCGCCACGGCCGATGTTATCCCCACCCTCGCCGACGATCGTGGCCTCGTTCTCAGGGTTCACGAAGCGAAGGTAGCTCATGTGCTTCGTTTCGTCGAAGCCCTTGGGGAGGAAGACGTCGGGCAGGCCCCGGATGCTCTTCCTCATCTTCTCAAATACAGACGTCGGATCGCCGAGCTTGTCCACGAGGTCTTGCTTGCGGGAGCCCCAGCCGGTCGCGGAGCCTTCCACAAAGAGCCAGAGGCAGATGCTCAAAGCGCTGCAGATCCAGGTCGCACCGGTCTCACGGCTCTTGTCGATGAGGCCGTTTTCCTGATCCTTCAGGCACGCGACGAGGAAGTCCACCAGCTCACCCTGACGCTCGAACGGGACGAGCGGCAGTCGGGTAGGGAGCTTACGCTCGAAAGAGTTACGCGGGTCGAAGGTGTCGACCCAGTGTGCGATGAAGTGCTTGAAGTTCTCAGGCTGCGAGTAATAGGACTTTGCGGCGAAGAGGAAGCCCTCATCCTTCCGCATCTTGGCAAGCTGCTGCTGCCGCCAGCCGAACACCGCTGTATAATCAGGTGGCCAGGTTTCCTTAGTCAGTATACTCGGCGGGAGCCAGAGCGTCACAGCCGGCCTTTAAGGCTCTGCTCGTAGGCCAGGGCAGCGGCACGCGGATCGAGCTGGTGTGTAATCTTCGGGAGCTTATCCTCCTCAGTCGGATCGGCGGGCCAAGCGACCTCAATCTGGCTCAAACGGGGATGACGATAAGGCGCCATATCCACGGCGCACTCCTGCGCTTTGTCCCGCGCGATAAGCATATTCTTGATGTTTGTATTCAGGTCCTTGAGCAACTCTGGCTCGTCGGCAAACCTCTCAGCCGGAAGCTCCAGGATGGCCACGATCTTATTCGTTAAGGCTGTCGCAGCGTCGTACCAGAAGCGGAGGTTCTCGGCGAACACACGGGCCGGGGTGAGATCAACAGCCTTCGTGGCCTCGAGCATTGCCTCGCGGGTTGTCTTGACCAGCGGGTTCTTCTTCGGTCCTGAATTTGGCCTTGCGCCTCCACGGGGCATCAGTGTCGGCCTTTGGATTCTTGGATGAGGTTCAGATAGCTCCGCACTTTACGCGGCCAGACACGGGCGCAGAACTGGGGGAGCGACGCACGACGGCGGGATTGTTACCTCACGCTTGCCCCCGAGTAAAGCCAAAAGAACGACCATGCCGCCACGACGGTATTTCACCATCTCGCCGGCATAACCTGAAAACGGCCCCTTATCAATCTCAACGAAGTCGCCGCGTACATAAGAACGCGCGAGGGCCTCGGCGCTCTTCGGTGTAAACTCGCCGGCCTCGGTCATCTTTATCATCCTCTCGACGAACCCTTCCGGCAAGAATCCCGGGTATCCGTCGCCGGGCAGCAGCCTCGTGATCCCTTTGATCCTCTTCGCTTTTTGCCAGACGAAGTCAGCCTCCTGGTCGAACCTCAGGAAGATATACCCAGGGAAGACGTCGCCCGTCCCGCGGCCGAACAGCTTCTTCTGCAGCGGATATGAAGGCGAGAAGACCGCCCGGCCATTGTCCTCAAACCCTTCCCTCTTCAGATGCCGACGCACACTCAGATCCAAACCAGAGTTCACCTGGCCGACGTGCCATCGCATCATAAAGAGCCCTCCTATCACCAGCACCGGAGGCTATGCACGGACTAGCTCAATTGTAAATACAGCCTCACGAAAGGGCACGGAAACAGGGGGTAACGCTCCCACCGAGGTGGTCACTTCTGTCACACCACCTTCCTCATTCTACACCGTCACACAACACGATCTTACGAAAGACCCACAATCGCGCATATTACCAACAGCCAACAACCCTATGATCCAGGCTCTTCGGCATGATTATAGCAACGCGCGCACGCGCACGTAAAAAAGGCCGCAACTTGGAGATTTGAAACACTCTCACATCATGAATAATTTTGGTATACATCACGATGTGCAAGTGTTTCTATTCTACGACATACGTACTTATAGGGAGACCCCTGTCCAATGGGACGCACCGCCGACTATTCCCTCGAAACCGCCGACCTCGATGCTGCCCGGAAGAACCGGGTCATGTGGGTCGAAGGCCACGTCCTCATCATAGGCTTCCACGACGACCGCATCCTCGCCGCCGACCAGGCCTCGAAGCTCCTGACCGGTCTGGGCTTCCACGTCCATACCCAGCTCACCGACTCTGAGAAGCTCGAGGGCATGACCCTCCGCCGCCGTACCGACCATCGCCGTATCCCCCTCAGCGCCGTCGAAGGCGTCCTGAGGGTCTACCCCGGTCTGAAGCCGGCCGAGATCGCCGCCCTCGCCTACAAAACCGACCCGTGGACCGATCTCGCCAAAGCCGTTGCAGAGCGCAAAACGAAAGTCGCCCTCGTCCGGCTCCTCAACGCTAACGCCGCCTCCCGCTTCTACCTCCCCGACGGCCAAGACGTATGGGGGCCTCCCGGCTGGACGCCGAAGGCCGGCCTTCCTTCCGTGGCCTACGACCCATCCGAGCATCCCAACCCGGCCATGATCAAAGCCGGCGCCACTCTCCTTGGCGGAGACCAGGCCCTCGCCATCCGCATCTACCAGGAGATGAGAAGGATGAAGCCATGACCGACGCCGAGCACAACAAAGGCCAGCTCTTGAAAGCTAGCCCTCCCGCCCCTACCCTCTGAAGGTCATATCCCTCTCGACCACGCACCCCTCCCAGTCCACCTCGTACGCGGTGTTCAGGAGCTTCCGCCTGGCCTCCTCCGAGAGCCTGAACCCTCCCACCTCGGCATTGTTGAGCCGCCACTCAGCGGCCCCTCCCTTGTACTGCGGGGGTATCCACCGCAGGGCTTCCACCGGGAGGGATAGGGTTTCCGGAAGCTCGCCGTCCAAAATCCACAGACGGCTGAAAAACCTCCTCCGCCGCCCTTTTTCTTCCTTAAAATAACCCTTTCCTTACAGCCACTTACCTTCACTGCGTGACTAACCCTTTACACGCCCCTCCCTTTGGCCCTTACACTTCATCCTGTGGCCCGGGGCCGCTCCGTCTGGTTCCGCTCTCATTGGAAGGAACGGGGAACCCGAGACGCCGACCCCGGCCACGCAGAGATTAGAATCAGAGAGCCTGTTAAATGAAGTTCCTCCCCCTTATCATTTTTGCCATCATCCTCTGGGCCTTCCTCGATGAAGTCTGGGAGGATTCATGACCTACGCCCTCGCCTTCCTAGCCTGCGCCCTTTCCTTCTGGGCCGGCCACGCCCTCGGCCGCGGGCCTTACACCGCGAAGGAGCGCATCATCGCCGTCTTGAAGCTATCCGGTGACCCGTGGGTGACGTCCCTCGAACTATCAATATCCTGCGGGCTCCCACTGGCGGTTCTCCACATCGCTTTAGCCTCTCTTGAAGGGGACGGCGTCGTCAAGTCGGATCGCGCCCGCCGCCTCTATATGCTCTACGCGGCCTACCGATGATCCTCTACAGTGATGTCCCCTCCTTCGGTTGTGACCGCGGCGGCTGTGTCTATCCGCTAGCCTGCTCGTCAGCGAACCGATGCCGCTGCATCGAGTTCGCCCAGGACGCCAACCTCGTTTGCTGCCCGAACTGCAAAGGGACGGGGCGTACACCACCTAACGCCTGTGCAAGCTGCAACGGCACGGGCCGCACCCGATGACTTACGAACCCAAGACCGCACCCTGGAAGCATCAGGCCGAAATCTTTCCAACCTCGTCCCGGCTGCCGCTCTTCTTCTACCAATGGGAGCAACGGGTCGGGAAGACGAAGCCCGTCATCGACACCATAGCCTTCTGGTATGAGCACCCGGCCGGCCATGTGATAGACGCTCTCCTCGTCGTGGCGATGCCCGGTGGCGTCCCTGCGAACTGGGTGACCGACGAGTTGCCCGCCCATCTCCCTGATCGCATTGACCGCATGATGATAGTATGGGACGCGAAGAAGACTAAAACCAAGGCGTTCCAGGGTTGGCTCGAAGCCCTCTTGAACTTCCACGGCCTCGCGGTCCTCGCCGTGAATGGTGAGGCGGTTACGACCAAGGCCTTCAACGACTTCGCCGTCAAGTTCCTCCGCCGCCGGCGTGTCCTCTTCGCCGCCGACGAGACCACGCTGATCATGAAGACGCCCGGGATCGCCCGGACCCGCGCGATGCACGCTTACGGACGGCTCCTCAACAAGGAGATCGCACGCTCCCCTTTGGAGGCCCTAACCGATGATCGTGCGAAGGCGATCATCGGTGCCGGGCCCGGCGTCGTGATCAAAGCCATCATGGACGGCACCCCGGTCGGCGAGGGCCCTTTCGACCTCTACGCCCAGTGCATGTTTCTCAGCCACCGCATCCTCGGCTATACCAGCTTCTTTGCCTTCAAGAACCGCTACGCGAAGTTCACCAAGGGCTACCGCTTCGACCCTGTGAAACAACAGAAGGTCGAGTACCCGGTCCTTGAGGAGTACCAGCACCTCGACGAGCTGGCGACCCACCTCGCCCCCTGGTCCTCCCGCATCACCCGCAAAGACGCCTTCCCGAACATGCCCCCTCAAGTCATAATCCCAGTCAGGTTCGAGCTGACCGACGAGCAGCGCCGGGTATATGACAGCCTCCGCGACCAGTACGAGGCCGAGCTGCGCGACAAATCCATAGTTACCGCTTCCCATGTCCTCACCCGCCAGCTCAGGCTGCAACAGATTGCATCAAACGTATGGCCGGGTGAGAAGGGCTACGCCATGTGCTCCTGCGACGGCGCCGGCTGCGAAATCTGCGACGGCGTCGGCGCCGTAGAGGTCCAGAGCAAACCCCGCATCATAGACCCGAAGCACGACGCCCGCCTGGAGTGCTTTGAGGACCAGCTTTCAAGAACATCAGAACCTTTTATTGTTTGGTGCCGCTTCACCCGCGACGTGGATCAGGTGCTCGCCGTCTGCGAAGCCAAGGGCGTAACGGCCGTCCGCTACGACGGTCTTGTATCCAAGGAGGACAAGGCTCTCAATAAAGCCGCCTTCCAGTCCTCCACCGGTCCACAAGGTTTCATCGGCAACCCGACCTCCGGCGGCCGCGGCCTCACGCTCAAGCGCGCCAAAACCGTCTATAATTACTCAGGCTTCTTCTCCCTCCTGACCTATCTCCAGGGCAACGACCGCGGTGAGGATGTCTCCCTCGATCAGACCAAGGGCGACCGCGGCACGGCGATCGTGAACCTTCTTGCCATCGACAGTGTAGACGAGGACATCGACGAGGCCCACACCGTGAAGGGCTCCGTCGCCGACATGCTCCTGGCCCGCAGGGCCAGGGGGGAGCGGGTCTTCAGATGACCGGCATGACCGCCTTCACCCTTCAACGCTCGATCGAAAAGGCCCTTCTAGAAACCATCTCGAAGCCGATGAATATCAGGAACGACGCAGAGGGCCGTGAGGTTCTGTGCCGTGCTATAGAGGGCGTCATCCCGTCTTTGAAGAACGACTGGCGTGCCCACATCGAGCTAAGGCCGAAAGGTGAAGGTATTCTCTTCGTTCCTAAGGATAAGGAGGGTCTCCGCATCATAGAGATTTTTTATGATCTCCCAGAGGGGGTGTGCGTCAGCGTGGATGAAGATGGGTCCGTGACGATCAAACTTTCGGAAGCCATCACAGTCAAAATTCAGGCGGCTCTCCTATGAGAGAGCCTGTCCTCGAATACCTCGACACCGGCGTGGCCCTCCCTCTAAGCCTCGTCCCCGTGCGCGACCTCATCGACATCGTAGCCGGCCGCGTGAGCTGGACGCCCGAGGCCTTCGAGACGGACCGCTCCGTCAGCGTCGCCATCGCGGCTCATTACCTTCGCGAGAAGACCGACAACACCTTCCTATCCGAACCAGGAGCCCTCCGATGAGCAACCCATCCCAGATACTCGCCGAACGCCTCATGAAGGAGAGCCCGCCGGGCTCCCTCGAGCACAACATGGCCCGCGAGGTCCTCGCCCGCCTGAAGAGGCAGGATGACGAAGCTCTCGTCCTCATTATGCCGCCGGAAGGCGACGGCTGGATCAAGTGGGAAGGCGGTACCACTCCACCTGATTTATACTCCGATGAAAAGGCCCCGCCTTATATGAACGAACTCGTCCGCGTCGACGTCCGCTTCCGCTCCGGCCTCCTCCAGCCCGACCACGTCGCAGGCTGCTGGAGCTGGCGCCACGGTTCGCCGAACCCGGCCGGCGAGATCGTCTGGTATCGGAGGACGCCATGAGGCTCGACGTCGGGTCCATCTTCGTCCTCGGCTGCATGGCTGCGGCCTTCGTCGGTGTCGGCTATATGGCCGTGACCATGCCGCAGTGCCCTCCGAACGCCTCGGCCTTCATCAACCGCTATCCGTTCCACGGCCCGCTCTGGTTCTGCGTCACGGTCGTCCCTCCGGTAAAGACATGACCTTCGACGACCTCCCGAAGGTGTCGCCGGGCCGCATCGTCGCTGGCCTGGTCGTTCTCTCCGCCTCGGTGGAGACCCGTTCGCACCCGTCGTCCAGCGATCACGTCGTCCTGGGCGTGTTCAACGATATGATCGAGATGGGCAAGGCGATGGGCTCCTACGAGAGGGCCTGTACCCATCGCGTCTCCTTCCGCCAGACGGAGGTGTCGGCGATAAACCAGCCGAATGAATCCTCCATGAGAAAGTTCGCATCATGAGCCGCGTATTCGTAGTCAATGAGCCAACGACTGATAGCGGCACCCGCACCATGGACATCTCGCCGGCCTCCGACCACGGCGAGCTAGTCTTCCTGAACCCCCCTGGTAATCCGCCTCATGATCTCACTCAAAATATCGAAAGGATGAAGGAACTCCTCCGGGATTTCACCCCGCAGGATTTCCTTCTCCCCGTCGGTCACCCAATGCTTATCGCCTTGGCAGGAGCCATCGCAGCCCGCTCCTCCGGAGGGAAGATCGCCATGCTCCTCTGGAAGGGCCGTGATGCCTGCTATCGGCCAGTCGTAGCTGATATCGGTACACAGTAAAGGAGGCCGGGATGAAATTCGACGCTCAAGGCGAACAGATCAAGCCGCCGCGCAAGAATGGTGGCTATGTCTATTTCATGCGAGTGGATGGGCGCGGTCCGGTGAAGATCGGATTTTCCGTCAATGTCGCCCAGCGACTAAGCAACCACGGCGTCTCAAATTCCGGCAAGCCCGTGCTTGTTGCCTCTATGCACGGCACCAAGGCGACAGAGAAGCGGCTGCACAATAAATACGGAGACCTTCACATCAAGGGCGAATGGTTCAAATATACTGGCGCGCTCAAAGCCTTTGTGGAAGCATTGCCAGAGACAGATTTGAAATAGAGGAGACTTTTCATGCCGCACGAAACAGCAATGGCTCTGATCCGTCAGGAGCGTGACAGGCAGATCAAGGTCGAGGGCTGGACGCGTGAGCATGACGATGAACACGATAACGGAGAAATGCTTCGCGCCGCCGTCATCTATCTTCATTGGGGCACCGATCGCCAGCAGCCGGTCATTGATGACGAAACTGATCCGCGTGACGGGACGCCGGAAGGCTGGCCTTGGGATATGAAGTGGTGGAAGCCGAAGGATCGTGTCCGCAATCTCGAACGGGCGGGTGCTCTGTGTCTGGCGGAAAAAGACCGCCTTGCGCGCGCTGGCGGGTACTCGGGACACGTTGACCAGAAGTATGAATTGATCGTCGCTGCGCTTGACGCGGTTTTATAGGAAGGGAGGCGGGCCGTGCGTGATTATGAAGTTCACACCAGATGCAGAAAAACCGGCGCGTCGAAGGGCTATCGAAAGATTGCTGATCTCCCCACACACGCGCTCTATTGGTTACGTGATTGTGACTGGAGCCGACCAGCGCCAATGGCGACCTCTCGCAACGAAGCCAGCCTTGAAGACATTCGTTCAAGAGTATCTATCGAAATAACAGCACGCGCCATTGAGGGGCGCTTATAGCAACTGAAACATTTTGACATGGGCACACGGCGGCTTAGACCCAGAGATAACTTCATGCTCCGCCGTACCGGGATACAGAAGCAGGTCTAAACCCGGTGTACCGTGTGTCTTTGTGAAAGTGGTTTACTAATGAAGGAGACGGGCCGTGGGTAAGATCAGGCTTGGCGTTACCGCACTCTCTCGACGCATCTTCGCTGGATACCCGAACAAAGCGGGTGACGGATTTAGAGGCGAGCGCCACGACGTAACTGGCGATGTTCTGAAAACTATCGCCGAGTACATCGGCATGGATCACGAAGAAACTGTCAATATAGACGGCAAGCCTGCATACACAATTACAGTCAAGAAAATCAGTTAAGGAGGCCCTGCCGTGACTTTGCTTGAACGTCTAAATGAGCGATGGGAACGGATGGACGGCGCTGCCGCAACCAAAATTGACCGCATCCTGAAAGATCGCCGTGAAGCCGCCGCTGAGATTGAGCATTTGCGCAGCGCATTGAAACTCGCGGCGGCCTACTGGTCCGACTATCACGTTCCTTGCGTCTACGAGGAATGGGATAAAGATTGCGATTTATGTCCCGTCATTGGGGCGGTTCGCGCTGCTCTGGGAGATGATACATGAATGCGCCAGACTCAATCTGCTTCTACGGCGAGGAACTTCAAACTCTCTGCGAATGGTTTGGCGTCGTGCAAGACCTCAACCCTGATTATCTGGAGAAGAAAGATTTTCTTATCGCCGCCCGGCTTTATGTCTGCGCCAACAGGCGAGTGACGAACGAAATGCGTGCGAAGCTGGAATTGTCCAGCCCAGCAACCGTGTAACCGAGGAGCCTTTACTAGATGACCCAACCACTGCCCGCCTCAGAGGCCTCACCAACCCCCTCCAAGAAGAAGGGGTTCGCGAAGGAGCGTCTGCGGTCCTTCGTCGACCGCATTGAGCGTCTCGATGAGGAGCGCGCCTCGCTCTCCGCCGACATCCGCGAGGTCTACACCGAGGCCAAGGGCGTGGGCTTTGACGCCCGCATCCTGCGTCAGGCCGTCCGTCTCCACAAGATGGATAAGGCCGACTTCCAGGAGCAGGAGGCCATCCTTGACCTCTATCTGACCGCACTGGGGATGAGATGAGCGACAAGGAGGTCTGCCAGTCCTACCACGCCAGGGTCTTGATGGGGGCTTGCCAGAACTGCGGCGGCTCCTACGAGCGCCACGTCGAGGTCCAGGTCGTCCACGTGACGAAGGCCGAGCTGGACGGCCTCCGCGAGTACGCCCCGAAGATGCAAGCCGTCCTAGCCAAGTTGAAGGACTCCTACGTTGAGCTGTCCAGCCCCGGCAGCGGGAAGGCCCTCGCGGACCTCTGCATCGCTTCTGCGAAGCTGATCGCCGAGCAGGAGATGAAGGGCCTGATCAAAGTCAAACTTAAACAGGAGAACGGAGCATGAGTACCCACCTGCCGGAAGCCGATGTCGAGGCCACGCCGGCCGCATCAGACGCCCAGATCAAACGGGTTCGAGACCTGGCCGAGAAGGCTGTCCGGCTCGACGCGGACATCGCCGAAGCCAGCAAGGCCCTTGCCAAGCTCGGTGAGGAGCGCACGGCCATCGTCGAGTGTGATTTGGTGAACGCCATGGTCGAAGCCCGTCTGGAGACCTGGCCCATGGGCGGCGGGTTGGCCTTCGAGCTGGCCCTGGTGGTAGGGGCCTCCATCCCAAAGGACCGGCAGGACGAGGCCTTCGAGCGTCTGGAGAAGGACGGCCACGGGGACCTTATAAAGCGGAAGTTCACTATCCAGTTCGGCCGGGACGATCTTACCTGGGCGAAGAAGTTCTACAACGATTGCATGAAGCGGAAGAAGCCCCTTAATATCGAGCAGAAGACATGGATTGAGCCGCAGACCTTTGGCGCCTTCGTCCGTGAGCAGTTGAAGGAGGCTGCGGCCCAGGGGAAGGACCCGGAGGACCTGGCGCCGTCCCTCCTGTACGGCGTCTACAAGAAGACCTACGCGAAGCTCGTCGCCCCCAAGGCGGCTAAGCCCCGCGCTGTCTCCGCGAGGGTCAAATGACCCGGGACGAGCTCAGGAAGATAATCGACCACGGAAACGCTGTCCTGGGAATGGCTAACGCCATCCCAACCAAGAAGCCTGCCGTCGACCACGATGAATCGGTATTCGATTCGGCCCTGGCGTGCTTCCTGAAGATTTACCCGGACTCGCCTCTCGCGAAGCTGGTAAAAGATTCCTCCTGACGGAGGAAGGCCGCGCAGCCGACAGGCGGCCATTCCTGCCGGCAGAAGAAGGAATGAAGAAAGATGAACGCTCAGACAGACAAGAATAAGCCGAAGCCGGCCGAGGCTCCAAAGGGCGGCGATGTTGCCCTGCGTCAGACCGGGACCGATATGGCCGTGGCCGACTTCGGCTCCGACGCCGGCGCCGGCATGGAGAACGTCCAGGCGGGCGAGCTCAAGATACCCTTCTTGACCGCCCTCGACGCCAAGTCCCCGCAGTGCGCACCTCCGGCGCGAGGCGGCGTCCCCGGCGCGGTCCAGGGTATGATGATGAACAAAGGCACCGGCGAGCTTTACGACGGCGACGAGGCCGGCGGCGTCGTCTTCGTTCCTGTCCACCGCGACCACAACTACGTGGAGTTCACGCCGCAGAACCTCGGCGGCGGCTTCGTGGCGGTCCATTCCCCAGACGATCCGAAGATTCTGGAGATGAGGGCCAAGCAAGGCAAGTTCGGAAAACTGTACTCGGTCTTCCCGCCGAAGCGCGACGACCAGGGCAACGTGACCGAGGGCACCGAGATCATCGAGACCTATTACCTCTATGGCCTGGTCGTGGATCAGAACGGCGGCACCTCCGGCGTCATCGTTCCTTTCAAGTCCACCCAGATCGCCAAGTATCAGGCCTTCATGCAGCGGCAGACCTCGTTCAAGTACAAGGACTCGAAGAGCACGGACGAGAACCCCCTGCCCCCGGTCCAGCCGCCGATCTACGCCCATCGGTGGCGCCTCAGCACGGTGCCTGAGAATAAGAAGACCTTCAACTGGTGGGGCTGGACGCTCTCGCTCGCCGAGAAGGAGGCCGACGGCCGCGAGTCCCCTTACTTCAAGAGCCTCATTCCGACAAGTTCGCAGCTCTATAAGGACGCCCAGAAGTTCCGCGAGATGATCGTAGGCGGAGCGGCAAAGGCTGACTTCAAGCAGCAGTCGAACGAAGAGCCCAAAGAAGAAGTCCCGATGTAACTCAGACAAGAAGGGAACGGGTGATGAGCCCGTTCCCTTCTTCTTTCAGCGTCTCATAGGGATTCTATCGGGTTGTCAAAGAAGAAGAACATCGCAGAGCGTTTCGCGCAGGCCTTCGAGGGCCTCGCCCGTGTCTATGGTCGCTACGACATCCCTGCCGGTCAGAAGCCTAACGGCAAGGGGAAGGTCGAGGGCGTGCGCAAGGACGGCGCGCCGGGCGGCAGCACACGCCACATACGCCCAGAGGATGGCCTCCCTGAGGATGTCTGGCCCATTCTATTCGACGACCATCTCTCAGGCAAGCACGGCCTCGGCGTGGTCCCGATCAACGACCAATCTTTGGCCCGGTTCGGCGCCATCGACGACGACCGCTACCCGGTCGACCCCGTCGCCTTCAACAAGCTGATCCGGGAGAAAAAGCTCCCGCTGATCGTGTGCCGCACAAAGAGCGCCGGCGCCCACGCCTACCTGTTTACGAAGGGCTTCGTGCCTGCCGAGCTGATCCACTCAAAGCTCCTTGAGTGGGAAGTGGCCCTTGGCCGCCCGGCTGCGGAGGTCTTCCCGAAGCAGACGAGGCTCGCCGGCGAGGCCGATGAGGGTAATTGGATCAATCTCCCATACTTCGGCGGCGATGTCTCGACGCGCTATGCCCTCGATCCAATAACGGGAGAGTCCGTCTCGCTCGAAGCGTTTCTGGATCTCATCGAGAAAACCTCGGTCACCGAGGAGGAGCTTCGCGCCATCATAGCGCCATTGGATGAAGCCTCCGACGACCTCTTCAAAGACGGTCCCCCATGCCTCCAGACGCTCGCGGCCAGGGGGTTCCCAGAAGGGTCCAGGAACAACGGGCTATTCAGCATCGCCGTGTACCTGAAGAAGAGATACCCGGCGGATTGGGCCGATAGGATCGGCCAATACAACATGGCCGTGATGGACCCGCCGATGGCTGCGGTCGAAGTCACATCGACGCAGAAGAGCGTCGCGAAGAAGAGCTACTCATACAAGTGCAAGGACCAACCGATCGTATCTGTGTGCAACAGGGCCGTATGCCTGAAGCGCGACTTCGGTGTCTACGGCGGCAACGATGACCCGGGCGTTGTCTTCGGCCCCCTGACCAAGCTGAAGACTGATCCGCCGACCTGGATATGGGACGTGGATGGCGTGAGGCTCGAGGTCACGACCGAGCAGCTCATGGACCAGAGGGCCTTCGCTAGGGTCGCCGTGGAGCGTCTTAACCGGCTGCCGGCGCTGGTGAAGGCTTCGACCTGGGAAGGGATAGTACGGGAGAGGATCGAGGCCGTGGAGGAGGTGGAGGTCCCTGAGGACGCCACGCGCGAGGGACAGCTCTGGGTGCAGCTCTCGAAGTTCTGCACCGGCCGCAGCGTCGGCAAGAAGCTCGACGAGCTTCTCCTCGGCAAGCCGTATACGGATGAGGTGGTCGGCCGGTCGTACTTCTGCGCCGCCGACTTCCTTCAGTTCCTGGCACAGCATCGCGTCCAGGTGAACGAGAAGGACCTCTATCGCTTCCTCCGCCGCCGGGCCGATGTCCGACACCATGGGACGCAGATCAAGGGCAAGTTCCTGAACTACTGGAGCGTCAAGGCGTTTGACCGCCAGACCGCCGAGCACGATGTGCCCCGCAAAGCTCCTCCGGAGGCGATGTGATCCCGCCAGGCGGTCTGCCTAACACCCCTCGGCCGGAAGATCGCCGACCAGATACACGCGGAGGAGGGATGACCTTTCGTGAAGCCAAGGTCAAGGACCCGGCCTTCTGCCCCCGCTGCGGTGTGAACC